TAGATAAAAGTATAAAATTTAATTATTTTTTTATATTTTAATATATATATGTCATTAAAACAAAAATATTTAAAATATAAAAGTAAATACTTAGCCTTAAAGAAACAGATAGGTGGTGAATGTAATCCTATTCCTACAGAAAATTATAAAGATCCAATTAATTTAGAAAATCTATTAGATCGTCCACCTGAATATAGAATAACAATTAATGGTCACTGTTATGATATTAGAGATATTTATAAATGGATATTTAAAAGTCCTGGTGGAGAAAAAGATACAGACCCATATAGGATACCAGTTGATGCTCCTACTAAAATGATAATAAGAAATGCTTACAATAATATACCATTAACAGCAGAAGAAGAGAGAAGTGCTATTGATGTTATAAGACGTCTAGATCCTAATCGTCCAATGATAATTGTATCTGAACGATACACGTCTAATAAAAATGTTGTATTAGCTTTGGTAAATTGGAGGGGATTGGAATTGTTAAGTGCACCTAAATTTCAAACAGATAGAGAAGTAGTATTAGCTGCTGTTAAAAATGATAGAAGAGCATTAAAATATGTACCTACGTTTAATAATGATAAAGAAATAGTATTAGCTGCTGTTAGACAAGATGGAGAATTATTGGAAAATGCATCTATAGAGCTAAGAGCAGATAGATATGTAGTATTAGCTGCAGTAAAACAAGATGGATGGTCATTACAATATGCATCTGAAGAGCTAAGAGCAGATAGAGAAATAGTATTAGCTGCTGTTAGACAAAAAGTTCATGTATTAAAATATGCATCAGTAGAGCTAAGAGCAGATAGAGAAATAGTATTAGATGCTGTTGAAAAAAGTGGATTATTATTAAAATATGCATCAGTAGAGCTAAGAGCAGATAGAGAAATAGTATTAGCTGCTGTTAGACAAAATGGATGGTCATTACAATATGCATCTGAAGAGCTAAGAGCAGATAGAGAAATAGTATTAGCTGCTGTTAGAGAAAATGGATTTGTATTAAAATATGCATCAGAAGAGCTAAGAGCAGATAGAGAAATAGTATTAGCTGCTGTAGAAGAAAATGGATTAGCATTAGAATATGCATCACAAGAGCTAAAAGCAGATAAAGAAGTAGTATTAGCTGCTGTTAGACGAGTTGGAGGTGCATTAAACTATGCATTACCTGAGTTACAAGCAGATAGAGAAATAGTATTAATTGCTGTTGAAAAAAGTGGATTTGTATTAAAATATGCATCACCAACTCTAAGAGCAGATAGAGAAATAGTATTAATTGCTGTTACAAATAATGGACAAGCATTAGAATATGCATCACCAACGCTAAGAGCAGATAAAGAAGTAGTTTTAGCTGCTATTACAAATAATAGCCAAGCATTACGTTATGCATCAGTAGAGCTACAAAATGATCCTGAAATAATAGCAGCTGTTAGAAATAGATAAAAGTAGTCAAGAAAGTGATGATGAAAGAAAACAAACTATTAATGATTATTATTTTTATAAAATATTATCATAATATTTTTTAATACTTATAAATATAATGTTAAGACTAATTTTTTATTTTTATTTGATAAATAAACATAAAATAGTTAATAATTTAAATTACAAAAACCTAAAATAATATATAAATTTAAATAGTTTTTTTATTATAAATATCTAATGTTCTTGCTGAAGGATCAACATAATTCGAAACAACTGTACCATCTTTATTCCATTTAGGTTGCCAATAATGTGGAATTATATTGAGTCTTTTTTCACCAAAAAATTCAATAAATTTATGTTTATAATATTCTTTTTCTGTCATGTTATATTTTTCTTGAATATATTCTTGAATAATTTGAAACCAAGATTTGTCAGTTCCACTTACACCATCACTAAATGCTTCTTTTTTACGCCAAAGTACTTCTTTTGGTAATAAATTATCATATTCAAATGCTTGTCTTAACCACCATTTTTCAATACCTTTTGTTAATGGATGTCTTTCCTTAGATGGAATTTTCCAATAAGCTTCAATAAATTCTGGATCAAGTAAAGCTACTCTTGCTTCCAAACCCCATCTTGCTATACAACGATCACTTCTTTTAACATCAAAGTAGTGAATTTTATTAACATATTCAATTGCTGTTGAATGAATTTGTTCAGGATCAGGAGCATAATAATTAAACAAGTAAGATGAGCATACTTCATCTGGACCTTCACCAACAAATAAAACTTTTGCATCAGTATTTTGACTAATATATTTACTAACTAAATATTGACCAACAGATGCTCTAATTGTAGTTGTATCCCATGTTTCTGTTGTATATATAACATCATTAATTGCTTGTAAACCTTCTTCCGGTGAAAATATTACTTCAGTATGGTCAGAACCAATATGGTCAGCAACCATTTTAGCATATTTTAAATCACTGCCATGATTCATACCACAACAAAATGTTCTAATTTTTTTATTCATTACTTTTGATGCAATAGAAGCAACTAAACTTGAGTCAACACCACCCGATAATAGAAATGCCATTGGTTGATCAGAATCTAAACGTCTAGTAATTGAATTGATTACACTTATTTTAATATTTTTTAATGAATCAATTTCTGGTAAATAAGTATTTTTAGTATTTTTATATAACATATTAAATTCAAAAGATTTTATAGGATTTTTTTCGTCTTTAAAATTATAATAAATTACATACCCTGGTGGGAATTCTTTAATATTACCATCGAAACTATCACACCCTTTAATTTCAGATGAATATAAAATTGGTTCTTTGCAAGTTTTTGGTTCTGAGTAATATAAAGGTCTAATACCAATACTATCTCTTCCAGAAACTAAATTTAATAATTTATTATTTTCATCAAATTCAAAAAGTATAAATGCAAACTCACCTTTAATTTCATCAATAAATAATTCTAAAAATTCATTAAATGATAATTTTAAATATAGCTGAGGTATTGTTAAACAATCACTTTTTGTATTAATAGATAAACCATAATTTGATATTAATTCTTTATAATTATAAATTTCTCCATTACAAACAAATACAATTGTTTTATTATTTTCTTTTAAAACATAAGGCTGATTTGATTTAAAACTTAAATCCATAATTGATAGTCTATGAAACCCTACAATTACGTTATTATAAATTTGAAAATTACTAAAATCTGGTCCTCTATTCTTAATCTTCATAAAATCACCAAATAGTTTTGTAAGATCATAACCTTCTGGATTAATAAATGTCCATATTCCACACATACTTTATAATATTAAGACTAAATGTTTTTTTAAACAATTTTTTTATATTTAAATATAATGGAAACTACTTTATGTCCATATAAGTACATATTTGGAGAACCAAATAAAGGCGTACATGCACATAGACTCTTTGATTTAGCAATAGTTGATATTTTATGTACTATTGGTGTAGCTTATGGTATTTCAAAATATTTTAACCAAGATTTTAAGGAAGTATTATTAGTCTTATTTTTACTTGGTATTATTTTACATAGACTTTTTTGTGTAAGAACAACTATTGATAAATTGATATTCTCTTAATAAATAAATTATTTAAAGATATATTGATAATAATATTTATAAACAGTATGAATTCAGTATTAAAAAATGGAATTAAAAATTTTTCTAGTTATTCAAAAACTAGTTCAAATGCATATGATATCTTTAAAAAATCATGCTATTCTAAAGTAGATTTTAAGATCAATCAAGATAGACCATTACAAGAGGCAGTATTACGTTTTAGTGCTCTAAATATAAGTTCATTAGCAGTTATTGATGAAAATGAACTTTTAGTTGGTGTATTATCAAAACGTGATTATATAAACAAAGTTGCAGCTTTAAATAAAGGAAATGATAATTTAAAAGTCAAAGATATTTGCACAAATAGTGGAAATATTATTATAGCAAAAAAAAGTGATTCATTAGATAGTTGTATGAATAAAATGTTATTTAAAAATATTCATCATTTATTAATTACTGATGATAAAAATAAAAATTTTATTGGTATGATTTCAATGAAAGATATTATTCAAGATTTAATGAAAAATAAACAAGAAACAATCACAAGATTAACAGATTTTAATATAGGTAAAGGAGCTTATTTTGGTAGTGAATAAATTATTTATTATCTATAAAAATAGAATGAAAACCTAAATTTATTTCTTCATTTAATGGTATATCAATATATTCATATGTATCAAGATTTAAAATCAATAATTTACTATCTTTATTGTTAAAAATACTAAAATAAAAAGCAATTAAATAATAATAATCACCAATTTTTTTTATAGATGGTTCACCACATATAAATTTATTTACAAATTCTATTTTTTTTATAATTTCCATACCTTCACATATAACAAATCCATTTGGTACATTATTATTAATACTTCTCAATAATGTCTTATTATTATATAAAATTGGAAATTCTAAATTCATATCTTCAAATTCAATATATTTAATAATTTCTACTTTTTTAGTTTTTTTATTAATGATAATTTCTCTATATTTTCCTTCAATATTTAATTCATTAAAATCAATATTATCATATATCGATGCATATATGTTAATATGAGTATTATTTTCTTTATAGTTTGCATAATGAAAAATATATAAACTTTCATTTACATTATATTTTTCAATTTCCATAGTATTTTTATTTAATATATTTATAATGGTATTTTTAGTAGAATCTAATTTAACAGGCATTGGTTTGTTGAATATTTCTTTATAATCAATAATTAATGGTGAATCAATAAAAATAATTTTATTTTCATCACTAATAAAATCATGAATAATAGGTAAATATTTTGTATTAATATTTTTATTTTTAATTATTTCAAAGTTATTATTTAATTTATAATATGATATCATTTTAGTATATACATCATAATCAATTGTCTCTATATAATTATTAATATATTTTGAATGAGCAGAAAAGTGTGTAATATTATTAAGTAACATTTTGTTTAAAGTATAAATTTGTTTATTTGAAAAATCAATCTTAATTTTATAAGGAACATCTCTTTCGTATAATGCATATGTATAATCGTCAATATTTAGTAATGCTGTATTTGATACACCTAATAATGAAGGTAATAAATTAACTCTACTGCAAATTTCAAATATTAATTTTAATAATCTATTATTAGGAATGGAACCATTTTCTTCTTCATATTTAAATTTATCTGTTCTAATAAAATATTTTATAAATGTTATTTCATTATTATCGAAAAAAATACCTTGTATTAAACCATCACCAGTAAATAAATCAAATATATTTGTTATATTATTTATATCAACATTTGGACCAATTAGTCCATAGAATCCATTCATATTTTTTATTATATTTTCTTGAGAATCTGTCATTTTATAATTTATTTTTTTTATAACTTCTTTATCTTTTACATTAAATTTTGGTCCAAATGGGAATTTTATAAAAAATCCATTAATTAAAACTATATTAAATAATATTATTTTAAAAAAAAAAGTATTTATCATTAATTAATAATAAGATTATATTTTTAAGATAAAACTTATAGCTTTCATAATAGTTATTTTATAATAATAAATTAACTATATACCATTTATTTTTTATAATTAATAAAATAATTTGTATGTGTTTTACTAAAAATTTTATTTTGTATTTTTTTTTTTAAGTCATTTATTATTTCTATATTTTTTTTTGTAATAAGAGTTGGATTAAAAACATTACCATATATATAGCTATAATTTGATTCAATATCTTGTAATAAATATAATATCATTAAAATTGTATGATTTTTAAAAACATCTTTATAAAAATATCTTAAACTTGCTTCTCCCATAATAATTGATTCTGATTTACTATTTATGTTTAATAATTGTACGTTATCAAATGTAGATTCTCTTGGAACATTAAATTTTAAAATAAATTCTAAATCAATTTCAGAATTATTATTAATTTTTTCATTTAATTCATTTAATAAAATATTCATTATATCTTCTGAAACATAATTATCAAAAGCTCTTGACATTGCAATATCTACTCTCCATATTTTATCTTCAAATCTACCACAGTTTGTTACATTTATTCCCATTTTAGGTGAATTTATAATTTGAGGACAATGAGCAACTATTATTTTTAAATTACTAATATCACCTTTAATATTTAAAATATTATCTTGAAAGATTTTTTTACATTCTAAGTCGGATAAAGCTAAATTATTTATTCCATTTGTTCTATCCCAAAATGGACTATCTTTATTTGTTATTAAATAATTAAATTTATAATTTGGATTAAGCAAAAAATTTCTTACATGATTGTTATAATGTTCAATGAATTCTTTATTATTATCAAAGTATTGTTTATTTTCTTCTAAAAAATTTGGATTAATACCCCCGTGACATATGATATATTTACCTATTCTTACCACACCATATAAATTATCTTTATTTTCTTTTATCAATAAAGCAATATTACTTTTACGTGAATCTAAATTTATTAAAGCTTTACGACTAACGTAATTTAATTTTTCTTCTAAATTCATTATTTCGTGATTACCTAATACAATAATAATTTTACTATCATATAATTTTGCTTTATTATTTAAATCTAAAAGTAATTTTAGTATTTTATAATCACAATCTTCATCATGAACTACTAAACTACATACATTATTTATTATATTTCTACAACGATCGATAAGATCGCCTGCAAATACAATTATACAATCTTTTTTATTTTTATTCCATACTATATCTTCATTCTTATAATAATCGCACCCATCTATTAGTAAAATTTCTTCACCATATTGTTTAACAATATCTGTTGTTTTAATATCAGAAAATAATACACAACCTGTCATTATTAGTGCTTGTTTTAATGCATAAAAATCACCATGAATATCTCCGATAACATAAAGTTCACTTGGTAATTTTTCCCATATACCTGTGTTTATTTTTTCCATTTACCTATACTTAGATAATAATTTTAAAAAATTGAAAAATAAATTTTTTTACTAATATTTATTATATTATGGATAGTGAAGATATTAAAATATGGACAGGTAGTTATGATATAGAAGAAAAATACTTGGATAAAATTTCAAGTTGTAATCTAGATAGTTATTTTGAAGAAGAAGAAAAATATAAAACAATTGAAAATGATATTGATGAAATAATAAAGTATTCTTCATTTCCTAAACTATTAAAAAAACAAAAAATTGATATTACTTCTAAATGCAATTCAATTAAACAAACATTATATGATGATATTGCTGATTGGCATGATACATGTGAACTTTTATATGCTAAATTAAATGAATCAATTGATATAATAAATAAATTAACTCAGCTTAATACTGAATTAATAAATTCAAATTATGAATTACATAAACAAAACATCGATGATATTAATAAATCAATAGATATAGATATCAAAAACGAAATTAAGAAAAGAAAAATTGATTTATAAACAATATGCTGTAATTAGTAAAAGTTATAATGATCATATATATGAAATTCAAAATAACAGAATAGCAACTGATACTGTAAAAAATAATTAATATTACATCTTTTTATTTTACCCCATCTCTCTCTCCCATAAGTAAAAAGTGAATTCATTTTTAATTCACTTTTTAAAATCATTTAAGAATATAATTTATATCGTACATATAATGAATAAAAAAGTGAATCATAATAAAATTTTTATATGTAAATTTGCGATAAAAATATTCTAGTACAAGTAGCTTATGTAATCACAACAATAAATTTCATAGTGAAGTTAGTCAGTCAAAAGTAAGTCAAAATACTGACTGTGATCAGTCAAAAGTAAGTCAACTTAAAATATATACATGTTCTTATTGTGGTAATAACTATAAACATAAACAATCGCGATGGTCCCACGAACAAAAATGTAAAAATAAAGATCCAGAAAATGATCGTGTATATTCTAATTATAAAGCATATAAAATGGATGCAATTAAATTAGCAATTTATAATGGATCTGACAAAAAGAGGTTAGAATCATTGAAAAATATAAAATTAATTGAAAAAATAGATAGTGACAGTGATGATAGTGATATTGAAATATAAATAAAAATATATTATATATTATAATAATATGACAAAAAACTATAGTAATAAAAAAAATAAAATATTACCACCCCCTCCTTTAAATTCTAATAATAAAATTGTTCCACCACAAAAAGAAAATAATGGATCATTTATTGGTTCAATGATAAATGGTTTTGCACTTGGTACAGGTTCATCAATTGGTCATAATGTTGTGGGTAGAATATTTGGTAATAGTACAAACAATACTCTTACAAAAACTGAACCCATACAAAATTTAGGAGATGATCTACTAACAAAAGAATATTTAGAATGTACAAAATTAACATCATCAGATCATTGTAAACATATACTTTTAACAAAAGAATATTTAGAATGTACAAAAATATCAACACCATCTCATTGTTCACATATTTTTGATGGTTATAAAAATACTTAAAAAACAAAACAATGAATATGAATAAATTTATTTCTCGAAGTCCATTAATAATTTTAAACCACATTTTAGTGTTAAAACAAAGAAACCTCGACCTATATGCAATTGGTGTTTTAATTAATTTTTTATTAAATATGTTAATATATGAATAAATATTATAATAAATATTTAAAATACAAAAATAAATATTTGCAAATAAAAAATCAATTTGGTTCAGCTTTTAAGAATCTACCTGAAGCACCAACAACTGATAATGAAGATTATACATGTGGAATATGTTTGAATCAAATTGAAGAAGGAATTTATGATCCTGTTGTAACTCAATGTGAAAATTTACATTTATTTCATACTGTATGTATTACAGAATGGTGTTATACAACTCCAAATAAATGTGCATGTCCTATTTGTCGTATTGATACTGTTTTTTATCCTCCAATTTTACCGCAGGTAAGATTAAATAGAAATTATTTATTAAAAAGATATCGGTATATAAATGATTTAAAAATTATTAACCTTGAACAAAATCTAATTGAAGCAATTGATTTTCAAGTTTTCAAAGGTTTAAATGATTTAAGACTAATAAATCTTTCTTTTAATAGAATTAAAAATATCAATTTTAGAACTTTTCAAAATTTACATTTTTTAGAAAAAATTCTACTTAGAGGTAATCAAATTCAAAATATTGATCCTCAAACTTTTCAAAATTTAAATAATTTAATAGAAATTGATCTTATTGATAATCAAATTCAAATTATTGAACCTCAAACTTTTCAAGGTTTAAATAATTTACGTAAGATTAAACTTGAAAATAATAAAATAAAAAAAATTAATGATCAAACTTTTCAAAATTTACATTCTTTAGAAAGTATTTATCTTGGTGATAATAAAATTCAAATTATTAACCCTCAAACTTTTCAAAATTTACCTAATTTAAGATTCATTGGCCTTGGAAATAATAAAATTAAAACTATTAATCCTTTGACTTTTCAAAATTTATCAAAATTAAAAATTATTGATCTTAGTGATAATCGAATAGAAATTATTGATTCTATGACTTTTCAAAATTTACATTCTTTAGAAGGTGTTTTTCTTACTAATAATAGAATAAAAAGTATTAATCCACAGACTTTTCAAAATTTACCAAATTTAGTATTTATTAATCTTTCTCAAAATCCAATTCAAGATAGGCAATTTATTCAATATTTAAATTCTAAAATACTTACAGAGTTTTAATTTATGTCATATCATAAAAATTTATATTCTTTAGAGATAATAATATTATTTTGATTTTTCTATTATAATATATATGAACTATAAAGTCAAATATTTAAAATACAAAAATAAATATTTAGTATTAAAGAAACAATATGGTGGGTTATTGACAAATGAACAAAAAGAATTATTAAAAAAAGCAGGTTTTGAAGAAGGAGTTATAGATTCTTTAGCAATGCAAGATACAGACCCATCATATATAGCTGGAATAATTGCAGAAGCACAAAAAGCAATTAGATTAGGTCAACCAGCATATGTTGATAATTCAAAAAAAAATTTAGATTATCTAAGAGATATTACAATCCAAGAAAATAATATTAAAGATTTAATAGAAGAGCTCCATAGAAAAGAAGAAATCTATAATAATTTATTTAAAAGTTTACATCAAGGTGGATTAAACTTTACAATTGATGAAATTCGATTATTATTTAATCACGGATGGAATATTGATAGTATAAATGAAGTTGGTTTGCAAATAACCCCTGAACTAAAAAATAAAATTATACAAGATTTATCTAAATTACCATTACAAATACCTAAAGATATACAAATTATCATGAGGAAAATAGAATTTGCTATAGACCGCCTAAAATCAACATTAAATAGGTATACAACTAATACTTAGTTTTTATTTATATAATCTAATGCTTGTATAAATAACACGTGATAATATTAGTTATACTTTAGTATATTGTTAAGAAAATAATTTAGATATCGATCCAAAATATATTACATAACATTATAACTATATAATATTTAATTATAAAAATAATATAGGATAAAGAAATATCTTTATAAATATTATGGATGAATTAAAAAAAAAGAGAGAAGAAATATTATCTCTGACAAGCAAATATCAAAAGAAAATATATTCATTACAAAATGATCTTATAAATATAGAAAAAGAAATATCAAAGTTTTCAGAAAAAGAAATTATACATTCGTTGACATTAAGTGAACAACAAAAAAAAATAGTTGAAGCCGAATTTGACAATATTTTAGTAATAGCATGTCCTGGTGCAGGTAAAACACATACATTAATTTCAAGATATATAAATATGGTTGTTGTTAAAGAAGTAAAACCAGAAAGTGTTTTATTAATAACATTTACTAATAAAGCAGGACAAGAAATGTTGAAAAGAATGGAAGAAGTAATACCCAATAAATTACCATTTTATGTTGGATCATTACATGGTTTAAGTTATAGAATTTTACAAAAATATTATAGCATAAATTACACTATTTTAGATGAACATGAAACTAAAGAATTAATAAAAAATGAAACAAATATTTTTCTTTCATGTTTACCAATTAATGATCAAATTGATAATGAAGACATAAAAATAATTAAATCTAAAATATGTTTTATTATAGACCAAGTTTCAACAACATTTCCATTAAACTTTAAGGCTGTATTAAAAAAAATAAATTTATTAAAATATGTATCACTTGTACAACAAATATATAAAGCATTTTGTAAAAGAAAAAAACAAGAAAATTATATTGATTTTAATGATTTAATGATAATGTTTTGTGATTTTTTAAAAAATAATAAAAGTGATGAATTTAAAAATCAAATTAAATATGTATTTTTTGATGAGTATCAAGATATTAATCCAATACAAAATTATATATTATCAGTTTTTAAAGGAAAATCTAAAATTATGGTAGTTGGCGATGATGCCCAATCTATATATTCATTTAGAGGTTCTTCAGTTAACTTTATTTTAGATTTTCCAAATAATTTTACACCAAATGAGAAATATTTACTAGTTGAAAATTATAGATCTACGCCCGCAATTGTTAATTTTTGTGAAGAAATTATAAAAAAAAATACTAATCAATTTAAGAAAGAAGTAAAATCAATACAAAAAGAAAATGGTATGTTACCAGATATCCACGCATTTGAAAAAAAATTTACAAAAGAATTCACAACTAGAGAAGATCAATATAGATGGGTTATAAATGACATTATTGATAAATATAATAGTGGTGTTAAATTATCAGAAATTGTTATTTTAGCACGTAAAAATGATATATTAGATAAAATAGAATTTGAATTATTATCAAGTAAGTTACCATTTGTTAAACAATTAGGAATATCCTTACTTGATAAAACACACATTAAAGATTTTTTAGCATTTATTATAATTTTAAATAATAAAAAAAGTTCAATTCATTGGAAACGTATTATTAGTTTGCATAAAGGATGGAATATTAACAAAGCAAATGAATTAGTTGATTCAACAAATGATATGCAAACTAAAATAAAAGAATTATCAAGTACTAATCATGAAATGTTAACATTAATATCATTTTTTAATCAAATAAAAAATATTAATAAAGAATCAGAAAAAGCAAAATATATATTATCATATTTAGAAAATTTATTGTTTATTAAAAATAGAAATTTTGAAAGTGAACGTAGAGATATTTTAAATTTATTATTTTTTTTAAGAAACTCTACATTAAATGAATTTATTAATGATTTATATCTTAATAGAAATAAAGAAATTGATATTGATAATAAAGTTTTTTTATCAACTGTTCATGGATCAAAAGGTTTAGAATGGAATTATGTTTATGTTATTGATGTAAATAATATTGATTTTCCATCAATTAGAACATCTTATTTTAAAGATGAACTTGATGATATGGAGGAAGAAAGAAGATTATTTTATGTTGCATGTTCTAGAGCAAAAAAATATTTAACAATTACATATCATATTGATCAAAATACAAATGTATCACCATTTTTAAGAGAGCTTGATAACAAATTATTTATTGGAAATAGGTTAAACGATGATAGTAATATATTATTATTAAATCATATACCAAAAGATGTGTCAACAATTATAAAAAATTATGGGCATCAAAATATTTGTGAATTATTAAAAAATTTAAATGTTAAAGAAAAATCATTACATAATGAATTTTTATTTAAAATTAATGATATAAAAAATAAAAAACATATTGGAACTTTTTTTTATTATTTAATTCCAAAAATACTTCATAATAATTTCCCGGAAAGGATGAAAAAATTTGATTTAAATTGTATTCATAAAGAAAAAATTTATTATGAATATATAGATGAAAATACTCATTGGTCAAATATGTTTGAAAATATTTTACATATTGCTTTAAATGGAATAAATGATCAATCACAAATTAAAAAGTTACTAATAAATGATGAATCTTTAAAATTTTATAAAGAATTAGAAATAGGTATTATTAAACTTGTTGAAATGTTTAAACCAAAAACTATTTTTTCAAACTACAATATTAATTTTGATAAATTAAAAGCTGTAGTAGACTTAGTATTTGATGATACACTTATTGAAATGAAATTTTCTGAAAGTGAAACATGTAATTTACAAAATGTTTGTCAAATATTATCATATGGTTATTTGATTTATAAAAAAGGAATTCAAATTAATAAAGTTTGTATTTATAATATCAAAACAGGTTTAATCAATATTATTGATACAAGTACTTTTGATTACAATGAATTTTATAAAAGATTTTATGATATTATATAAATTAAATGATGATATTGCTCTTTATATTTCTAAATTTGTGTAAACTAAATTAATAATATTTTCAACACTTTCAAGAGCACCTTGTGTCCATCCTTGATTTGTGCTTAATAATTCACCAACAACAAAAATATTTTTTTTAGGATTTTGACATAACTTGATAAATTCTTTTCTGGATTTATATTTTTCAGGTAATGGTTTATAATAATGAGTGCCAATTTCCCAATAAAATGATTTTATTGCTTCTAATTTTAATGATTTATCATTTAGATTTAAAGTTTTTTCAAGTTCTCTACAAAAAAAATTTTTATTATTAAGTTTTTCACTAAAATGTATTGCATCTTTATTATCAGTGTATGCAATCATATATATTCCTTTTTCTTTATTTATTGGAATAATTTTTTTTAATGGACTATTTACAATAGTATATCCATTAATTAAATCATTTATTATTTTTGTTGATTTTTCGTCAAATTTACCATATGTTCTTAAAAAGGTTTGTCCTTTAATATTATTAAATATACTATATTTTGGTAATAGTTGTTTAACTGTATTAATTGTTGTTGCAATTATAATTTTTTTTCCAATAAATTCTTTATTTTTATTTGTTTCAACAATATATTTATCATCATCATTAGATTCTATATTTATTGCAGTAAAACCTAATTTTATTTTATCATAACTAATTTGTTTACATAATGCATCTAATAATTCATTCCATTTAATATATAATATTTCAGAACCAGATATATTATCTTCAAAACCATAATGAAATATTGTTTCATAAGCATCTTCATTTTCATAATCTGAATAACCCATAAATCTGACAAATTTTGTATAAAGTTCATTTCCTAAAATTAATTTTCCATATTTTTTAAATGTTAAATTTTTATGTGTTTCTTTGTTATAATTTTTTTTTAAATCACTGTATACTTTTTTAAAATCAATTTTACTTATATTGGAGCTATAATTTACATTAAATTTTACAGCTGTTGATCCTACATTTAATTCAGATAAAAGATGTATTAGTAAATAATCTTTATTTTTTCTTCCAATTCCAGCTCCAATATTTACATTTGTACCACAAAAATTATAAACATTCATTCTGCCTCCTATACTATTTTTTTCTAATATTATTATTTTTGCATTTTTATTTTGTTTTAATATTTTATATGCAGTATATAAACCAGATATACCAGCTCCAATAATTATATAATCATATATCATTAAAATAAATTAGATAATAATTATTATTATCTTGATATATCATTATAACTATCCCTTTGGTATATTATATCTAAAAGTTTCATAAAATTCTACCATAAGTAATATATTATTTATCTTTTACAAATTGTCTTAAAGATATAATTATATTAATTGTATATGTTTAGATTTACTACTTTTATGATATTTTTATATACATCACTTGCTCTCTCTCCTAATGTTAAGAATACTAATGTTAAACCACTAATTAGAGGTGTAACACCTCCATTCGAAAATAGTCAATTATTTAATTCTAATAATTTATTTAAAGGGGTAAGCTCAGTATTTTTACGGGAAGCTGAATTAAAACATGGACGTATAGCAATGTTAGCATCAATTATATTACCCACAATAGAACAATTTACAGATGGTCTTGCTATCAATCAATTTCAAGAATTACCTAATATAACACAGTTAAGTTTAGTTTCACTAATGTTTATGAGTGAATTTTCATCAATGCTAAGTGGATGGGTAAATCCATATGAAAAGCCATTTGCTTTGAAAGATGATTACCAACCAGGTGATTTAGGTTTTAAATTATGGAATATTGATGATCCTTCAATTGGTAATCAAATGGATAAAGAATTAAATAACGGAAGATTAGCTATGATTGGTGCACTTGGAATGATATGTCAAGAATTAGCAACAGGTAAACAACTTTTTAATTAGGTTTTGTGCGATTTTGTAAATAAACTCACACAAAAACTAAAAGTATCAACTCTAATAGTAATAATATAATATTCTTTATGATCTACAATAAGGACATGATATAGAACCTGTACGAAACCATGATGAAATACAGTTTCTACAAATTTTGTGATTACAACCAAGTGTAATTGTTTCTATAGGTCTTAAATTAGAATAACAAACAGGACAATCATTATTATGATTTAATAGAATCGAGCAATTATTAAATTCATGTGAGCAATTATTAAATTCATGTGAGCAATTATTAAATTCATGTGAGCAATTATTAAATTCATGTGAGCAATTATTAAATTCATGTGAGCAATTATTAAATTCATGTGAGCGATCATTATGTTCACATAATTCTTTGATATAAAATGTACATGTATTACCATAAAGTGGAATAAGATTAGATAATATTACATTATCTATTGCGCAATCTAATGGATCATTTTTTTCACCGAGTTGTGTTCCAGCTAATATAATATTAAAATTAGTTACATTCATATGTGATAAAACATCATTTTTAATAAGTTCTTTTAGTTTTTTTATAGAACAATTAAAATTAATTTTTCGTGAAAATGTGTTACATGTATATACGAGCTTAAAAGTGCAATTGATTATCATATTAACTTTAATTGTAAATTAAATAAACAAAATTCAATTTTTTTTTAGTATATTATTATAATTATTTTTTCGATGATCAATACCTTTAAATTCTATAACATAACAAAAATCGTCGAAAATTACATATATTATATTGATTTTTGCATCTAAATATTTATTTTCTTTATGTGATTTATGTATAAAAAAAAAATTTATATTTTTATATTTATTATTTAGTTCAAGTTTAACATGATTAATATGTTTACCGCGATAGCAATCCAATAATTTTAAATTATGACCATAATAAATCTTATTATCAATATAAATTTCATCAATAATATCTAAATAATTATATTTTTTTCTCAAAGACCAAATTTTATAATTATCTAATAGAAATGATAACATATGAATATATCTATTACTATATAAAATAAATATTCAATTTTTAATTAAATAAAATATAAAATTCGTTTAGTTTTGTTATATTATATTCTTTTGAGTGTATAGCCATTTTCTTTTTTTTTTCAATATCATCTACGGTTATATGACCAATTCCTGTTGATTGTTTTTCTAAGAAAAAAGAAAGAAATCCTAAGATAATAGTTCTTAAATTCCACATTGGAGACCATGATTCAGAATGATAACCTGAATTACTAAAACATAATTTTTTATTAATCTCAAATCTTCCATTAGGTGTTAAAAAGAAAAAGTCAGGTGGTTCCATTGGATGTCTAGGTGATAATTTAATATATAAAATATATTCTCCTCCATCATATTCATCTTTTAAACTATGAAATAAACAATAGCATTGATATAAATCATTATCTTTACAAGCTACTTTAACATTTTCAATTGGATCTTTATTTATATCTTCATAATCTTTCATTAATTTTTTTACAAATCTTGACATAATTAATTAATTTTTAGATTATAAATAAATTATTCAATTTTTTATCATCATTAATCGTTTGTTTAGATAGTTGTCATTGATATAAATTTTAGATGTAATATTACATAGTAAATTAATAGTAACTATTTTTTTATTAAAAATATTCATGGAGTATCAATTTTTATATTTACATTTATAAAAATTGAATATTTAAAACAATAACATATTATATATATCACTATGAGTATTAAATTTGATACAATTGTTTATCATAAATGTTGTCCAGACGGAGTTTCTGGTTTATGGTGTGCTCATAAGTACACTAAAAATGAATTTGAAAAAGTAAGTATGAAGGCAGGAATAGACCCTGTTTTTGATACTAAAAATAAAGATATTATTTTTATTGATGTTTGTCCATCAACTAATTATATATTAGTTCATACAAAATTAGCAAAAAGTATCACTGTTTTGGATCATCATAAAAGTGCATATGATACATATATAAAAAATAAAGATTTTTTAGATAAAATTGAAAACTTAAAAATGATATTTGATATGAATAGATCAGGTGCTCAAATTGCTTGGGATTTTTTCTTTGAAGGTGTGAAAAGAGCATGGTTTATTGATTATGTAGGTGATAGAGATTTATGGAGATGGGAATTACCAAATTCAAAAGAAATATCATCTGCATTTGAATTTTATAACTATTTTATAAATGAAGATTTAAATAAATTGGATTTATTAAATAATTATGATGAAAGTGATATTAATGGATTGGTTAATAAAGGACTAATAATTAATCAATATCAACAAAAACTAATTGAAAACGAAGTTAATTATTCATATGAAGCAACATTAAAAATAGATGAATATATTTATAATGTAAGAATTGGACATATAATTGGAGGGATGGTATCTGATTTAGGAAATAAATTAGCAAATAAACTATTAAAAAATGGTAATTTACCTGATTTTGGAGTTGTATGGAATTATAATATTGATACACAAACATGGTTTGTAAGTTTAAGAGGTCATGATAATAGTCCTGATTTATCAGTTATTGCAAAACATTTTGGTGGAGGTGGTCATGCAAAAGCATCTGGTTTTAGAATAGAATATCCTAATACTTTATTAAGTATATTTATCATTAAAAATACTTAATAAATTTATTCAGAAATTAAATTAATTTGACTAGTTCTTACAGAAGATACTGTAATATTATTTTCATTAGCAACAGATGAGTTATCAGTAATAGATCCACCAGTGTGTGCAGAAGATGAAATATAATCTAAAAATGCATCAGTATTTTTTTTAGTTGTTTTGGTTTTTTTTCCTTTAGCTTTCCCTTTAGCAGGTTTTTGTTTAATTGGAGTAGAAGATGATGAATCGCTAGATTCAGATGATGATGATGTACTTGTAGTTTCACTTTCATCATTTAAATCATTTGTAGCACCACCAACCATATTTTGTTGTTGATATTTATTCATAACATATTTATACATTTCAGAAGAAATAAAAGGTGAAGTACTTGAAAAATTTTCAGAAACTTTATCATATGTAACATTATTATCATTTTTGTTTAAAAATAAATGGTCAAGATCAGTACTACTTGATTCAGATAATTTTGGTACATTAATTTTTTCAACTAATCTATTAGCTTCTGCTGAAATACCATATAAATTTGGAATATCACTAATTTGTTCTGTTTTAAGATTTTTCCAATTAATGGTTTCAGTTTGTGGTAAGGAATTAGATGCCCCCATAATATATAATGTTGGTTAGAAATTTTTTTTAAATTTTTTATTTATATATAAATTAATTTCTAGTTTTATATAATTTAATGAAAGAAAGTATTCTAATAGCTGTTATAATAATTTTTATTTATATATTTTTATTTTATAATAAAAAAAATGTAGTATTAGTTACAGGTTCTGATAATTTTACTAAATATTTAGTTTATAATGACGAACAAAAAAATGAATCTGCTAAATTATTAGAAGAAATAACAAATAATATGTTTAAATTAAAAGACTATTTATATCAAAATATAGAAAAGTTCCCTGATATGAGAGAGTATATAAAGCAACTAAATAGAAATTTAGATAAAGATAGAACATTAATTTACGAAAATGATCCCAAATCAGATTTAACATCATTTAGTGTAAATAAAGGTGAAGAAATTGCACTCTGTTTAAAAAGTAAAAAAACTGGATCAATTCATAATATAAATTTAATGATGTATGTAACAATTCATGAAATGGCACACATAGCTTGTCCTGAAATAGGTCATGGTGATTTATTTAAAAAGATTTTTAAATTTTTATGTGAACAAAGTACAGTTATTGGTATATATAAATATGATGATTATGAAAATAATCCAGTTGAGTATTGTGGAATGATGTTGTCATCATCAATAATATAATATTTTTAAATTATTTAATTAAAATAATTTATATATATATTTTCTCATTATTAAATATTATGAAAGATCCAATTAAAATTATACATAAGTTTAAAAATAATAACAGAAGTATACAATATAAAGTATTTATTTTTATAGGTCCATTATTATCTGAAGAACTAACTAAAATACTTAAAATAATTGAAAATAAAGATTTTTTTAATAGTTTATTAGTTTTGAATAATAAACAATATGAAGAATTAGAAAAATATTATGGAGAATTTTGGTATCAAAAATTTTTTATTAGTTATCATTTAAAATCACAAATTAAGCAAATTGATGGAACTACTATTAAAAAGAAACAAATAATATCAAAATTTGGTGATGAATGGTATAAAAAACATATAAATGTTGGTAATTTTAAAAAAATTTCATATTCTTTTGCTGCAAGTTATTATGAAAATTTATTAGATAAGAAAAAAATAATTTTATCAAATAAAAAACCAGAAATTGATTTTAGAACTATAACACAAAATGATAAAATAAATCTTTCAGAAATTTTAGAATCAAATGAAGATCAAGAATTAAATGAAGAAGATCAAGAATTATTAGGTGGTGATGAAGATGATGATGATATAGTTGATTTAACTGATGATTTAGTTGAGTTAACAGATGATTTTGTAGATGATAATAAAAAAGGAAAAAAATCAAAAAAAAAAACAGATGACGAAGAAGAAGAATTAAATGAAGAAGATTTAGATGAAATGGTAGAAGAAGATTTTGATTTAGATGAAATAGTTAAATTATACAGTAATGAAAATTTAGAAAGTAATAAAACTATTCAAGAAACACAAAAATTAATTAGTGAAGCAATAAATGATAAAAAATGGGAAAAAAAAATAGATGATTTTGAATTAAAATATGATAAAAAATTAGATAGTATAAATTTTAATGCAAATTTAGAAGATGTATTTAATAAGTTTTATATAACAGATGAATATATTTTTAAAGATGATAATATAAAAGTTATTAAAAATAAAATATGTACCACTATAGAATTATCCGACATTTTTGGCAAAGGAATAAAATTAATACCTGAAGCACAATATTTTTGGTCTGAGTATAATGGTATTAATGGAAAAGAAGAAATAATGATTGGACAAAAATGGATTAGAAGAAATGAATTATTAAAAATTGATATAAAACCAAATGAAAACTTAAAAGTTTATGAAAAATTAAGGAACAATTTATCTTATTTAAAAGATGCTTTTGGTTATAAGATAAAAAGAGAAGATGATGAGACAAATATATTAAGATTTTATGATGAATTTATGACAATGAATGAAATATTTATGTTAGATATTTTTAATGATTTAGGAACAAATTATAATTCTGATGCAGAAAGTAAAAGAAATTTATTTGACGTTTATATAAATATTTATTTTCCTTTAATAACATTTGATAGATTTGAGGGTGTAGTTAATTTATTAAATGGTAAAGGACAAAATGAATTAGCTTTAATAGAATCTGAATATTTATTATTAAAGAATGATTGTAAAATTGAAAAAGAAATTTATACAACAGTAGAAAAATCAAAAAATGATTTACAAAAATTTGATAAATATTTTTTACCTAATCATATAATACAATCAAATATTCATGTAAATATAAATGATCCCAAAAATGTAACAGGAACAAATAGTGATACAAAATATAACTTATACAGAATATTTGATAATTTTACTTTGTCAGAAAAATATCCATTTATACAATATCAAACACCTGATGGTCAAATAACATATAAATATTATACACAGCTTAAAAATATAGAAAATTCTGATACATTAGCTAAATGGTTTGAGAATGCACCATATGGTATATCATTTAAAGTTTTTGTTAATAATGATAAATATGTTGCAATTAATCTTCATGAATCTGGTAGAGTAGAGTATAAAATTACTTGGAAAGAGGATGATAAAGCAACTGTAGATGATATAATTAAAAGTTATGAATATGTAAGAGATATATTAAAAAAAATTAATAATGAAAATAAAAAAATTAAATTCGTAATGCCTCATGATGATAAATTTAAATATGCATTTATTAATACAATTCAAAAATTTTCAATACCTGAAAACTTTAAAATTAATCATAATGATTTATCAGAATTTTGTAGATTTTTTTATCCATATGTTTCACTTGTTATTGAACCAAAAAAACGTGTTTCAAAAAAAGGGGACACAAATGAATCAGTATCAAAATTTGGTACATATTTAAGATATAAAAGAATAAGTAAATTTGAAAACAGAACTAAATTACATTTAAGAATATTATATTTTTTAAGAAATTATGAATTAAATGAAAGAGATTTAATAGATGAAATATCAAAACAATTTAACATAACCCAAGAACAAACAATAAAAGAATTAGATTTTGTTAAAGATAGATATGGTAAAGCTATTAAAAAATCAAAAAAATTATTAAAAAAATTAAAATCATTACCAAAATCAAAACCACCTGGTATAGGTATAGATATACAAGGTAGAGATACAGATAAATATAAAATAAGAATAACGGGTGCAAGAACAAAAGAACAATTAGAAGAAATAGTAAGTTTTATGAAAGTATTAATATTTTTATATACAGAAACATACTTATACAAGAAAAAATCATATGAAAAAATTAAAGATCTTCTAAAATCATTAACTAAAATAGCAAAAAGAAGAAATAAAGTTGTAGAAATTGTAAACTATGAGGCAGGTACATCTTTAGTTAAACAAATGACATCACTGGATAAAAAACGTTTAGGATTTAAACCTGAAAAAGGACAAAGTCAATGGACGCGTAATTGTCAAAATAGTGGTAATGATAAAAAAAGAAGACCTCATATTACTTCAGGTACTTCTCCTGAAAAACTATTAAAAAATGGTTATAAATTAAATGAAAAAACTGGTTATTATGAAAAAACTGTTAATATAACAATTAGGAAAAAAGTTCATCAAGTAACTTTAAAAGCATTAAAATTAGTTGGTGATGAAAATACATATAACTTTTATACATGTGATCCTTCTGAAAATAATGAATTTATGTATATAGGATTTTTATCAAGAGGTAATAATCCGAGCGATCTATGTATGCCTTGTTGTTTTAAAAAAGATCAAATGTACTCTGCAAATAAATCCAAAAAAAATTACTACCTAAAATGTATTGGTGAAGAATCACAAAATAAAAATACAGATAATACACCCTCTATTGTTGGAGAAAAATTATATATTTTACAAGATACAAATAAAGTTCAAGATAATAGATTTATATATTTACCAAAATATTTAGATATTTTATTTAATAAGGCATGGAATCATGATAATAAAATAAAAAATCATTATTTATATGAATCAAAATCTGGATATTTTTTTAAATATACTGTTAAAAATGATAAATATAATTTTCTTGCCACAATTTCAAATATATTTGAAAAATCAATTGAGGAATTAATCAAAATTGCAATAAATTTTATGAATAATGATAATAAAAATGTTTATTTTACATATTTAAATAATGGTGATATTAAAGAATCATTTAAATCTAAAGAGCAATTTATAAATTATATTGAATCATCTAATTATTTAGAATATGATATTTTAGGTGAATTATTTGCTATTCCTGGAGTTTTAACTAAAAATGGATTAAATTATTTTATATTAGAGAAAAAAAATTTAATAGTAAAAAAAAATTTAGAAAAAGATCAAATAATTGAGCGTTATTTTATGAATTGTTTAAATTATGAAAATAATCATTATTTGAATGAAGATAGAGATTATATAATTATTATTAAAGATAATAAAAATTATTTTCCAATTTATCGTGTTAAAAAAGAGGAAACTAAAGATAAAAAAATAATTTTAGAAAAGATATTTAATAACTCTAATAAAAATGTTACATACATAATTAATGAACTAAAAAATTATTATAATCAAAGTTGTACTAAAAACTACTACAGTAAAATAATTGGTAACTTTCATTTATTCAATAAAAATATAATTAATTTATTACAAACTAATAATATTAAAATTAAAAAGCAAATTATTGATGATAGAAATAAATGTAAATATATAATATTAGAATCTGGTATAACATTACCTGTATACCCTTCAGGTATTACTTATAATTATGGTTTTGAAACAATTGAATTATATAATGGAAAACTTTTAAATTTAGATGATACACTTAAACAATTAAAAAAAATAAATGAACTTATTAAAATAGAATATATACCAAAAATAGTTTTCTATGATAAAAAAGATAAAACAAATATACATATTATTTCAATATTACTTGAAAATGAGTTAATTATCCCAATAAAATTTGAAAATGTAGATGAAAAATATATTCAAAAATTAGGTTTAAGTATAAGATTTCAATCTTTAGAAGAAGAAATTGATAAAGAAATAAATTATTTTACTAAAAATCAAGTAAAATATATTGATTCTAGACTATTGAGAGTTAAACAACATATTTTTAAAAATGAGAGTTATAATATTTTTAGGCTTGAGTTAAGTTTATTTTTATCAGAAAATATAGATATTAAAGAAAAAATTATGAATATTGTCAAAAATTCTAAAATTACATATAATGATAAAAAATATGAACTACGTAGACTTATTTTTAAAATGACTAGTTCAAAATTATTTAAAGATCTTGGACAACAAGGTGGTAATAATATATTTAAACAACAAAGTGGTGGAGAATCATTTGTAAATATGGTAAATGAAATTAAAGATATTGAAAATTATAACGTATCTAATCTAAGAGATTATTGTGAAATAAATAAAACACAATTAAATTGTAATAATAACTTACATTGTAGTTGGAATAATAATTTATGTAAAATGAGACTTGATGAAAATATGTTAATTGATTTTGTTAATAAAATAATTGAAGAAATGGTGCAAAATGATATCCAATTTAAAGAACTTTTACAAGAAGGAAATTATTATGTTTCTGATATTGTTGATTATTCACAATATACTAATAGACCTGGTCAAAAAATAATTAAAACCGGAAATTATAATATTAGTAAAATAATGGCAGAATTATTTAGTAAAGATAAAATACCAACAATTGGTAAACGTCAAATTATAAATAAAAGTTCAAATGAAATTAATGAAGATTATCTTGAATTAATTGAATTAGGTAAACAATTAATTCAACCAATTATAAGTAATAAAGATAGTATATTAAGAGCTTATGTAAATTGTTTTTATTGGATAAACAATCCTTTGTATGATGTAGAATCAAGAAATATTGGTTATTTTTCTGAAATACAAACACAATTAACTAATCAGTTTAAAGCAAAAATAATTGACTTTTTATTTAAAATTAAAAATGAAAATCAAGAAAAATATACAAAATATATTAAAAAATATTTTAATGGAAGTGAAAATGATTTTATTGATGCTCTTAATAAATTTAGAAAACAATCTTATAATTCAGATGGTAAATTAGAGTTATATATATTAAGTTTTATAATAGATACTAGAATTGTTATTTATAATAATTTTAATGTTGTAATTGGTTTATATTTAAATGGTGAAGTACCTATAAATGATGAAACTATTAAAAATTTTACAGATGAACAATATAGAAATAAAACAATTTTTATAAAAATGGATTTTGATGGATCAAATAAAATACCAAAAAATATTTATTCAATTTATTATTTATAGATTCAAATTATTATTTATAAATTCAAATTATTATTTATAAATTCAAAATATTATGTTTCACTAATATATTTTTAAATATATTCTGAGCATTTTCTATTGATAATCTTGTAAATACATTTAAATCTAATATTTTTAATGCTAAATCATATAAATCTTCTTTTAGATTAGGTGTTAAAAAATTTTCGCAATATCTAATTGAATATATTAAACACAACCCATAACCATATAAATCAAATGTATCTAAAGATTTGTTTATAAAATCATCAAAAGAATAATTTTTTACATTTAGTAAAAATAAATTTAAATTATTTATTGCATCATATTTTATATCTTTACCTGCTTTATCATCTAAAACATAATAAAATAAAAATAAATCTTTTAATTCACTAATTATTTTTGTATCATGTTTAGATATTTTATTTAAAATTTCTTTTCTTATTTTATCACAATATGAATTGATTTTTAATTCATCCCATAATACAATATTTTCATAATCTTTTTTTTTATAAAATCCAGATTCTATAGGAAATGATACATGAAATATGCTAAATTCATAATTTATATCATTAATAATTTTATCTTTAGTTGTTGTTAAACTAAAATCAATAAAGTTTAATCTATTATTTTTTTTATCATAAACTATATTTTTTGGATTAATATCATGATGTATTAAATTGTTTTGATTGAATAATTTTATACCTTCAATCATTCTAAATAATTCAATTAAAAATAACTTATAATCTTCAAAATTATTTATTATTTTTTTTTTAAAAAGTTGATATATATCAATACCCCCATATTTTTGAACTATCAAACATAATTCAGAAATATCATTATAATTAAATAAACTAAAATCATTTATGTTTATTGAATCAGGAATAGTATCTATTTTATAATAATATCCTAAATGATATTCATTATTTTTATCAATATTACTAATTAAAGTATGATTATTAATTTCATTTTCACCATCAATATTTAATAATAATTTAATAATATATTCATTATTTTCATCTAATTTTAATAATTCTATGTTTAAATCTACTGGAAGATGAAAAATATATCCATATGAACCATAACCAATTAAATTTTTATTTTTATTCATATAAATTATAATATCTTTTATTTGTTTAAGATAAATGCATAATTTTTAAATAATTTTATTTATTAAATTAATTAATAATTCATTAATTTCTTCATTATTATTATCTTCATTAATTTCCTCATTATTATTATCTTCATTAATTTCCTCATTATCATTATCTTCATTATTATCTTGATTATCATTATCTTCATTATTATCTTCATTATTATTTTGATTATCATAATTTATTTTTTCATCAAGAATATTATTAATTTCTTGATTATTGTGATAACATATTTTTTCAATTTGAAAATCTGTAATTTCTATTTCTTTGTCAATATTAATAATTTCTTGATTAATATTAATAATTTCATGATTGATATTAATAATTTCATTTTGATTGTTATTAACAATTTCATTTTGATTTTTACTTGATAGTAAGTTTATTTCCAACTGTATTAATCCAATTTTATTTATATATTCTTTTCTTAAAAATTTGAGTCCAGATTTAATTCCAATATCAATCAATGATTTAAATATATCATCATCGCTATTAATTAAATTACAACATGATGGTTGTATTATCTCTAATTTTTTAAAATTGCTTGTATCTTTATTATTTATTGTAATTGTTATTAAACCACTTATTATATTTGATAAATCAGAATAATCAAACTTTTTTGGGTTTTGTAAACATATACATAATGTTTTTAATGGATCACAAAACTCAACACCTAAATTACTTGTTAAACCTCCATCAACATAATAATCATCATTATATTTAACTGGTGTCATTAGTAAAGGTATCGAAATTGACATTCTTATTGCTTTAATAACTGAAACTAATGGAGTTGTATCAGAAGAAAATACTTCTTTTTTACCTTTTGAAAAATTTGTTGTAATAATAAGTAGTTTTTTTTTTGTTAAAATTTCTAAATCTTTGAAATTAATATCTTTAATTCTTATTTTTAAATTTAATAACACTTCTATAAAATCTAAAATTTTAGTACCATCACAGAAACCATTATTTGTAAAAAATAATTCTAAATCTAGATCAAAAGATAATTTTTTTTTATCATAATTATTTAAATATGTTACTAATTCTTCAGTAGAATATCCAATATTTAATAAAAAACCAAATATTGCACCAAATGATGTACCAACATATTTATTAATTAAATTCAAATCAAGATAATTATGTTCAACTAATACATTTAGTGCAGATAGAAATGAAAATCCTTTTAAACCTCCACCACTAATACAAAGTGTATCAATATTGTTCATAAAAAATATAACAAAAATTATAATTATTAAACGTTTAATAAAAAAAAATTTAATATTTATAGTAATGGTTAAAGCTGAAGACTTAATAAATCAACAAAAAGAACGTGAAAAAATTAAATTTATTACATTTAATAAAATTTTTGGTAATATTGAGAAAAAAATTATTAAAGCTAGTTCAACAAACTTTTATTATGTTTGGTATGAAGTACCACAATATTTAATTGGTTACCCACAATATAATTTTAATGATTGTTTTGAATATATAATAAATAAATTAAATAAAAATGGTTTTACAACAGAATCATATGATCCAAATATAATATTAGTTTCGTGGTTTCCAAAATAAATATGTATAAAAAGTTTTATTTTTTTAATCTAGTTAAAAAATTAAATAAGAATCAATAATTAATTTTTAATTTTGTGTTTAAAATAATATATATATATAAATATCTATATTAAAAATGAAAAAAATTATTATTATTGATTCAATCTCGAATTATACACATATAGATATTAGTAATAAATCAGTTGGATCTAGTGAATATCAATTATATAATTTAATAAAAAATTTATTATTAGATCATAGAATAGTTTGTTATAACCAAATAAAAGAAGAAAATATATTAGATGGTGTTTTATATTTGAATTATAATAATTTAGAAAAAGATAAAATAATAAAATCAGATATAATTTTGATTAATAAATATTTTCCAATTAATACAAAGATATTAAATAAAATAATTAAAAATAAAATATTTTTTTGGATACACAATTTAATTGAAGATAAAATATTTTTAAATAATGAATATATTTACATAAAACATTTTAAAGAAAATCAAGAACAATTAAAAAAAGTACTTGATGTTATATTTTTAAAAAGAAATGTGTTTTTTATATTAAATAGTAATTTCACTAAAAAAATATTTTTAAATTATTTTAATAATCATAATTTAGTTGTTGATGAAAATAAAACAATTATTATAAATAATATTCTATATAATTATGATTTTATTAAAATAAAAAATACTAAATTGAGTATAAATACATACAAATTAGTGTATGCTTCTGATTGGGAAAAAGGAATTTTTGATATTCTAAAATTATTTGATTATATTTTAACAAAAGATAAAAATTTTATTTTAACATTAATATCACCAACAAATAATATTAATGAAAAATTTAAAAATGAATTGAATGAAAAATATGGTAATAATATAAATATCGTTGGTTCTGTTAATAAAGAAGAATATTGTAAAATAATTAAATCTTCACTATGTGTATTAACATCAAAATTTTCAGAAACATTTGGAAGCGTTTTTGCTGAAAGTTTATATTTAGGTACACCTGTAATTGGTGATATTAATTCAGGAGCAGTACCTGAAATTATTGGAGATAATTTTATCGTTAATTATGATGATCAAGATAAATTTTATAATAAATTAATTGAAATTAAAAATTATAGAAATATAATAAATGTAAAATTAAATGAAAAATATTTATTTGAGAAAAATTTCTTGTTATGGATAGAAATTATAAATGATTAATTACCAATAACATCCATTTTCTATTTTTTCAAACATAAATGGTCTATAATATTCGGGTATTTCTTTAACATAATATTCTTCATTTTCGACTTTTATTTTTTTTTCTTTATTTCTTTTATTTATGATTCCAAAAAAAATTTGTAGTTGGTCACCAAGTGTCATTGTATCTTTATCAAGTTTTTTGTTAATTTTATTTGCTAGTAAATTACTGTAACAACCAAAAGATATTATTACACAATCAAAATTATTTTTTAAATTAATAATTTTTTCAAATAAAATATCACATGTCTCTAAAATATTATTATGTGGTCCATCATTAAAAAATGTATATGGTGTTTGTAAAAAAGATAAACTTAATATATCTGGAAAATCAGGATATATTATTTTTAAATTACCTGATTTATATTGTTTTTCATATAATTCTGAAAATGAAGAAATTATTAGAACTTTCTTATTTCTGATAAAATCAAAGAAAATTTTATCACTTATATAATGATATGATTTTGGTTCTAAAAAATTAATAAATTCTTTATTATACCAATTCAACATTTTATTTTCTTCATGAAATGTTAAATATAATATATCAGAATGGTGTAATGCTTCTAAAATTTGTAAATAATAATTAATTAATACTGTATCATCATAATTATCAAATAAATTTATTTCTTTTAAATCAGATAAATAAGGTTTATTATCATCATAGAAATTTATAATACCAATATTAGTATTTTGTATTATTGAAATATCATAGTCTTGAAGATTGATATTGTAAAAATCATAATTTAGGTTTTTATCATAAAATCCAGATGTTGTAAATAACCATACTAATAATATATTATTTAAATATTTAGTATGATTTATAATTATTTCGGGTATTTCATTTATTGATATAAATTTTAACCAAAACAACATTAATAATGTGCTTTCAGTAGAACCAAGTCTGCTTATTTTCATTTTATTATTATTTATAAATTAAAATAATTAAAATTATTTTTATGTGTTTGGTAATATTTTTTATATAAAATTATTTAATGAAAAAAATTATTATTATAGATTCAACGTCTGAATATACACATGAATCAATATTTAATAAATCAGTTGGTGCAAGTGAACATCAATTATATAGTTTAATTAAAAACTTATCATTGGAAAATTTAAAAATAATATGTTGTAATAAAACAATTGATACAATTGACATTGATAATGTAACTTATATGAATTATGGTAAAATTTCAAATTTAGAAATAGAAATTGAAGATATTATTATTATACAAAGAATGTTTCCAACTGATATTAATATATTATATAAAATTTTATATAATAAAATATATTTTTGGATACATGATTTAATTGAAGATAAAATATTTTTAGATAATAATAATAAATTTATTGAATATTTTAAAAATAATCCAAGAAAATTATTACATTATTTAAATGTTAATTTTCTTGAAAAAAATATTACCTTTGTTTTAAATAGTAATTTTACAAAAAAAATATTCATTGATTACTTTAATAAATTTGGTATTGTTATTAATGAAAATAAAATTAAAGTTATATACAATATTTTATATGAAGATGAATTTATCAAAATAAAATATAATTATAAACCAACAATTAATTTATATGATTTAGTTTATGCTTCAGCTTGGCAAAAAGGTATATGGGATGTAATAAAGTTATTTGACTTTATTTTATTAAAAGATGAAAAATTTAGATTAATATTATTATCTCCTGGTTATGATTTAGAAGGTTTTAAACAATATCAAATAGATTTACAAACAAAATATGGTGATAAAATTATAATTCTTGGACCACTTAATAAAATAGAATATTCAAAAATAATTAAATCTTCATTATGTGTTTTAACATCAAAGTTTTCAGAAACATTTGGGTGTGTTTTTGCTGAAAGTTTATATTTAGGTACACCTGTTATTGGTGATATTAATTCAGGTGCAGTTCCTGAAATAGTAGGTGGTAACAATATTGTTAACTTTGATAATCTAGAACAATTTTATGAAAAATTAATGGAAATTAAAAATAATAGAAATACTATTAATATTAGTTTGGATGACAAATATGGTTTTGATTATAATTATAAATTATGGTTAAATTTATTAAATTAGAAAATAAAATTAAATTATGTATAATGTATAATAATGAACATAATAATACTGTTAGGAGGTCAAGGAATAAGATTTAAAAATGATGGATATTTAGAACCAAAACCATTAATTAAAATATTTGAAAAACAAATGATATTTTATGTGCTTGATAATTTAAAATTATTACCAAATGACAAATTATTTATTATTTATTATAATCTTGATGATTATGATTTTGAAAAAATAATAAATAATAAATATTCAAATATTAATTTTATAAAACTTGATAAACAAACATCTGGAGCTTCTGAAACGATATATTTAGGTTTAAAACATATAAAAAATATAACAAACAATAAAAAATGTTTGTTATTAGATTGTGATACATTTTATACTCAAGATATAATTAAAAAATACAGAAATGTTACATCAAATGCTGTATTTTATACAATAAATAATGAAAAAACCCCATTATATTCATATATTCAAATAGATGATAGTGATAAAATTATAAAAATTATTGAAAAAGTTAAAATAAGTGATTATGCAAATACAGGTATATATTGTTTTGAAGACATCAATGAATTATATAATTATTCTAAATTTATAGTAGAAAATAATATTCATTTTAATAATGAGTGTTATATTTCTTGCATTATTGATAAAATGATTTCTGATAATAAGTATTTTAAAGCTATAAAATTAAAAAATGAATTTGTTTTTAATCTGGGAACACCGTTACAATTAAATAATTTTATAAATAAAACTTTTATATTTTTATTTGATTTAGATGGAACATTAATTATAACTGATGATATATATTATGATGTTTGGAAATCTATATTATCAAATTACAATATAGATATGAATTATGAAATATTTACAAATTATATACAAGGAAAAAGTGATTTAACAGTTTTAAAAAATTTAATTCCAAATAAATATAATGAACTTATAAATACAATTTCTAATTTAAAAGATGATTTATTTTTACAAAATATCAATAAAATAAAAATTATAGATGGTGTTATAGATTTTATTTTAAAAATAAAAAAAATAGGATATAAGATAGGTATAGTCACTAATTGTAATAAAAAAGTTGCTTTAGAAATTTTAAATAAACTTGAAATTAATAATATAATTGATAAACTTGTGTGCGGTGATGATTCTGAAAAACCAAAACCATACCCTGATCCATATATTAAAGCAATTAAATATTTTAATTCAACAAATGAGAAAACTATTATTTTTGAAGATTCAAAAACAGGAATTCAAAGTGCAAAAAATACCTTTCCAAAATGTTTAATCGGTATTGAAACAATATATAATTCAGAAGAGTTACTTATATGTGGTGTAGATTTAACAATTAAAAATTATATAAATCTAGAAATAAATAATATATTACAATATAAAAATATTAATGTTAATAAAATTACAGAATATGTAAAAGCATCTATGATTGGTACAAAAATTGAAAAAATAGAGATTGATAATAATAAATTAAAAGGTGGTTTTATTTCTGATGTAATAGGACTAAAAATTTATACAGAATACGAAATATTAGACTCTATTTTAAAATTAGAAAATACAAATGAAACATTTTTATCTAAAATGGCACATGATTTAGGTTTGTATGAAAGAGAGTATTATTTTTATGAAACAATATTAAAATATATTCCAATAAAAACACCAAAATTTTATGGAGAAATAAGAAATAATGATTTTAATAAAATAGGAATATTAATGAATAATTTAGTTAATTTAAATTATAAATTAAACCTTGATTTAAATAAAGAAAAAATTGATGTATCATTAAAAATCATAGAAAGACTTGCTCAACTTCATGCAACATTTTTTGATAAAGACTTAAAAAAAATATTTAATGAATTAAAAAAACATACTGATCCATTATTTAATCCATCATGGCAAAATTTTATTCAATCTAAATGGATTAATTTTAAATCTAAATGGTGTAAAATTTTATCAAAAGAACAAATAGAAAAAACAGAATGGATAGTTAATAATTTTTCAGATATTCAACAAAGTTTAAGTGATAAAAATTTAACTTTATGCCATGGTGATGTTAAATCAGCTAATATATTTTATCAACAAATAGATAATGGATATGAACCATATTTTATTGATTGGCAATATATTTGTGAAGGTAAAGGAGTACAAGATTTAGTTTTTTTTATGATTGAAAGTTTTGAAATTGAAACAATTAATCAATATAAAAATATATTCAAAGACTATTATTATGTTAAATTAAAAGAATATGGTGTTATAAATTATAGTCGTGAAGATTATGAAAAAGATTTTCAAAATTCAATATATTATTTTCCTATTTTTGTTGCATTTTGGTTTGGAACATTAAATGAAGATGAACTTATAGATAAAAATTTCCCATTTTTTTTTATACAAAGATTATACAATTTTATTGAATAATAAAACAACAAGAAAATTTATATAGTTTATAAATTTAATATTATAGTTATAAAATAGATGTGCTACTAACTATTAATTAATTGAACTTATATAATTATTTACAACTTCTTTATAATTTTCATCATCAAAATTATTTATAATATTAGAATTAATATAAGAATCATAATTTATGTTTTTTATTAATTTTATATAATTCTTTATATCGGAATCATTTTTAATATTAATAAAAGAATTTTTATTAAAAAAATATTCAATTTTTGATGAACCTGAATATATTGGTAATGTTCTTGCAAAATAACAATTAAAAATTTTTTCAGTTATATAACCATCACATACACTATTTTCACAAACAAATACAAATTTATAACTATTAAATAAATTTAAAAGTTCAGTATCATGATAACAACTTTTATTTTTAATTAAATCACAATAATCTTTTATAAAATCACATTTATCAATTGATGATAACATCTTATATATATTTTTTTTAATATTATTAGTTAATGTTGTTGCAATTAAACAAAATTTTTTATTTTTAAAAGGAATATTGACTTTTGGTTTAATAATATTATAATATTTTTTAAAATAATTCATTTGTAAATATATAACTGGTATTGCTAAATAATTTTCATTAATAACAATTTTATCAATATGATTATAAAAATAAAGTTTAATTTTATTGTTATTATAATTACCATACTTATTATAATGATCATAATGCTTCCAAAAATTACAATTTTCTACACATAACATAATATTTAATTTTTTATTTGGCATATCATAAACATCCTGTATATCATAAATTATACCATCTGACTCATTATCTGTTGAGTTATTAATATTAATATTTAGATCATCAAAAAAATATTTTACGAATTTTGTAAATGATTGCATTGAATAATAATTATTAGAATTAATCCAATAAGATTGTATTTTTGGTGATAATGTAATATTCATATATATAAAAAAGAAATTATTTATATATATATATGAAAATAATTTCTTTTAGTTTATGGGGAAATAAACCAATATATCAAGTTGGTTCTATAAGAAACGCAATGTTAGCAAAAAATTTTTATCCTGATTTTCAATGTTGGTTTTATGTTCATAAAGAATCTGTACCAATAGAAACAATAGAAAAATTACAATCTTTTGATAATGTTAAAATAATTTTTAAATCAGGTGATTTATCAAAAGTTAAACCAAGGACTTGGCGTTTTGAAGCAATTGATGATCCAAATGTTGAAATTAATATGTCACGAGATGTTGATACACAAATATTATTAAGAGAGAAATTAGCGGTTGATGAATGGTTAAACTCTGATAAAATATTTCATATAATGAGAGATCATCCATGGCATAAATTTAGAATTCAAGCCGGTATGTTTGGGGTAAAAAAATCAAATATTATTTGGAAAGATAAAATTGATTCTTTTGTTCAAGTAAATGATTATATTTATGATCAACATTTTTTACAGGATACTATATATCCACTTTATCGAAATAATTGTTTAATTCATGCATCATTTAATAAATTTTCTGACGAAGTTTGCAAAGACTTTCCGATTAAACACGAAGATGATGAATATAGATTTGTTGGAGAATATGTTTATGAAGACGAATCAAGAAATGAACAAAATATATTAGAACTAAAAAGAGGATTTATCATCAGAATTTAATTAGAACATGTAATAATTTTTCTTAATTAGTAAGTATATATGTATATTAAATGAAAAACATTTATATAGTGCTTTACTTATTTATTATCTTTAGAAGGTACTAAAAAAGGTAAATTAGGTAATGATTTTTTAGAAAAAATAACTAATTATATTACTTAGTCAAAAGCCGGTAATGATTAATTTAATAATATTTTCTAAACTGATATACAAATTGAATAAAATATAAAATTATTTATTTCTTTTGGCTAATATTGGATAATTCATCCCATTATTCCAGTCTTGAAACCAAGTTTCGTCTGGTATTTTAATTGAACCGTATTTTTTGACAACTACCGAATATATAGATTGGTCATGGCGATTATCAATAAAACAAGGATCTTCATTATTTTTAACATCATTTATAAGTTCATATTTCATATTTTTTACCCATTCATTTATAATATTTACAGAATGTTGATTCTTTTTTATAATTTGTATACCTCCAATACACTGACCCGAATTTTTAATTTCATCGTCTGCATCAAACCAATTGAAAATTATTTTTTTTGTATATTTTTTTTCTAAATGTTCCATTTGGAATGATATTATACCATAATTTTTTGGATTTTTATCTAATAAATCAATATATTCTAAAAATCTTGGTTTTCCTTTTAAATTTAGTTCACATCCACAATCAGCATAAACTAAAATATCACCTTCATCAATTTCATTTAGTTTTTTTTGAATTAAATAAGATTTCCATATCCAATACCCATATCCTCTACTATTATTTTCTATGAATGTTCCATGTTTCTTCCAAAAATCATTGTCTTGTTTTAGGTCATCATCATTATATCCGTATACTTCATCAAATATTTCAAATTGTTTAGCTTCATTACAAATACGTTGTACTGCATGATTAAATCTTTCCTTTGGACCACCAAATGTTATAAAAGTAAATTTTCTCATTATATATTTTTTAATAATATTTTTTTAAATTAATAAATCTATTTTTGATAATATAATAACAAAATGTAGATAGTTATTTTGTTATTAATATTTCTAAACGAAAATTTGTTTAATTCATTTATTGTAATTATCTATAATTTTTTTCACACTAGGGAAAAATCCTAATTCATTAATAATTTTTTGTTTTTCTTTTCTTATTATTTCAATTCTTTGTGACCACCAATCTTCTCTAATCGCGGTTTCAATAATATCAATTGATTGATCAATATTATCTAAATCTAATCTTACAAAACACAATGGATCTAAATAATCTTCAAGATTTGGACATCCCCAATAAAAACATAAACACTCACATACAATTGGTTCCCATATTTTTTCAGTAGCATAATTATGTTCCCAATTATTTTCTGCTTGGAAATAATATTTATATAATTCAAAACATTTTTCTTTGGAATCATTAATTACCTGACCTTTATAATTTTTAAACTTATGATAATTAGCACGACCGTAAATTTCAATTAAATCTTTATTTCTTTTTTCTAATTCTTTAATAAAATTTATCCTTTTAATATGACCATTTAATACATAATTATTACTTTGAATTGATAGTAATAAATTTTTCCTATTTTCTGGATATATTGTTGGTATTGTTCTTATTTGTAATTGAACACCATTCAAATAATTTTTATGATTAGCAACAAACAAAAATTTATTTTCATCAGGATGTACCCAATAATCCCATGCACTTGATAGAACATCAGGTTCCATTTGAAAAATAATTGTTTTTTCTGGTATATAAAAATCATTTTTTTGTGGAAAATTAATAATTATATAATAATCTATATTATCATCTTCCCATGTTATTTCAAAATTTTTCCATTTATAACCATCATCACACATATTAGACCATTCATCACATAACTGTTTTGAATTTTGCCAATTACATAACATTTTAATTCTAGTTAGTTTAGACATATATATATAAATATAAAATATTATATATAAAATATTATATATTTATATATAATATGAAAGCGTTTGTTATAAATTTAGAAAGAAGAAAAGATAGATATGAACATATAATGAATAATTATCATAGTAATAATTATTCATTAGAAATAATAAAAGCATATGATGGTAGACAAATTGAAAATAATAGTGAAGAATATGAAAATATAAGAAATTATTTTCTAAAAAGTATAGAAAATAATTTACAAAAGACTGATAATTATCCATATTTAAGTGTAAATAATATTAAAAATGGTGAACTTGGTTGTTTTTTAAGTCATATTATAATTTGGAAAAAAATGATTGATGAAAATATTGATAAAGCAATTATTTATGAAGATGATTGTTTATTTACATCTAATTTTGAAAATAAATTAAAAAATATATTGGAAAATTTACCACCCCAATTTAATATAGTATGGTTAGGTGGGAAGTGGTGTGATATGTATTCATCAATTGAAAATAAGGGATTTAATGATTTTATATCAATATTTAATGAAAAATTTGCATATTGTGCTTTTTCATATTTGATATCTTTAGAAGGTGCCAAAAAATTATATTATTACGCGCATAATATTTTTAAAGGTAAATTACCTGTTGATTGGTTTATGTTTGAATTTTTTAAACATAATAATGATATACAATATACAGTAACTAATCATATTACTTGGTCAAAACTTGGTAAATATGAAATAAATAATATTTTTTCAACTGATATTCAAAATGAATAAATATTTCTACCAATAACAACCATTTTCTATTTTCATGTAACCTTCTGGTTTATATTCATCGGGAATATCATAAATATATAAATCTTTATTTTCTAGAACAATATTATTTTTAATTATATTTTGTCTACTTCTTCCACTAATTATACCATAAAATGATTGTAATTGTTCACCTAAAGTTAAAGTATCTTTATTTAATCTTGTATCAATGTAATGTGCTAATAAATTACTATATGCGCCAAAAGATATTATTGCAATATCAAAATCATCTTTTAATTTTTCAATATCTTTAAATACATTTTCACACGTTTCAATAATATTTTTATCAGGACCTTTATTAAAAAATGTATATGGTGATGTATAATAAATCATATTATTAATTTCTGGATAACTATTATAAATTTTTTTAACATTACCTGATTCATGTTGTTGTTTTATTAAATTTGCAAATGATGATACAATTAGTACTTTTTTATTTGCAATTAAATTATAAAAACAATTTTGTGTGTGCGGATTATTACTTTTAGAATTAAATGAATTTATAAATTTTTGTTTATAAGGAGTAACTAATTGTGTAAAATCATGTAAACAAATACATAATACATCAGACTCACATAAACTTTTATATATTTCATCCAAATATTTATTTAAAACTTCAAAATTATAATTTTTAATATCAATATCAAAATATGATCCTTTATTATGTTCATCATAAAATCCAGAAGTTGTATGTAACCAATTTAATAAATTATTTTGAGATAAATGTAGATCATTAATTATATCATCAGATAAATCAATTTTTGATAAATATTTCATCCAATAAACAAATAATAGTGATCCTTCTGTATAACCTATTCTTCGTATTTTCATTATTATATAATATTTTTTTTTTTTTAAACGTTTTATTAAATTTATTTTATTATAAATTATAATGAAAAAAATTATTTTTGTGGACTATACATCTGCAAATAATCAAAATAGTATTAAAAATAAAGCAATTGGGGCAAGTGAATACCAAATATATAATTTACTTGAAGAATTATCAAAATATACTCATATTTATTGTTTTAATTTTACAAATAGAGAAACTATAATAGATAATATTACTTATAATCATTTTGATAATTTAATTAATTTTAATATAAATGAAGATGATATTATAATTTTCCAAAGATTTTTACCACATGATGAAAATTTATTAAATAAAATTAAAAACAATAAAAAATATTTATGGATTCATGATATCACACACCATTCTATTTTTTTAAAAAATGATCAAAACATTATTAATAAATATAATTCTAATGAGGAAATTTTTAAAGAAGAAATTTTGTATCCAATTATAAATAATGAAACAATTTATTTTATTTGTAATAGTTTAGCTTGTAAAAATATGTTTATTAACTTTTTATCTAGATTTAATGTTAAAATTAATAAAAATAAACTACACTTAATTTATAATATTTTATACGAGAATGAATTAATTACTGATGATAATTTTATAATCAATGAAAATAATATAGTTTATGCTTCAGCATGGCAAAAAGGGATTGAAAAAGTTATTTCAGTATTTGATTATATTTTCAACAAAAATAATAATATTACATTAACATTAATGTCACCTGGTTATGATTATCATAATTTTCAAGATTATAAAAAAATGTTAGAAGAAAAATATGGTGATAATATTATTATTTTAGGTCCAATGAATAAAAGAGAATATGCTAAAATAATTAAATCAGCATGTTGTGTATTATCTTCTACATATTATGAAACTTTTGGTTGTGTTTTTGCTGAAAGTTATTACTTAGGAACACCTGTTATAGCAGATAATAGATCAGGTGCAGTTGTTGAAATAATAGGTAAAGAAAATATTGTAAATTATAATAATCCAGAAGAAGTTTATAATAAATTTATTGATATTAAAAATAATAGAAATGTCTTAAACATAAAATTAGATGAAAAATTTTGTTTTGATTATAATTTACATTCATGGTTAGAAATATTATTTATAGAGAAATAATATTTATATATAATGAATAAAAATATATTGTTTTATGGTAATTGTCAAACAGATGCTTTAATGCATACTATTAATTTTAGAAATAAAAAATATATACCATGTTGGTTTACTGATATAGATGAAAAAGATTTTTTATTAGAAATTAATAAAGCAGATATTATTATAACACAACCAATTAATCATAATTATAGAGATAAAACATATTTATCAACATCATTTATTATTAATAATTCAAGAAATGAAACGATTATTATAATTTTCCCATCATTACAACTTGATTTTTATTATTTTGATTTATCATATAAATTTTATAATGGCGAAATATTAAATGAACCTTCTGATTATCATTATAATGAAATGATAAATTGTATTAAAAATAACCAATCCGTTGAATTTTATAATAGTCATATCTTATTAAATAAAGAATTTAAAACTAAAGAAGAATTACTAAATATTTTTAATATTAGTATTAATGAATTGAAAAAAAGAGAAATACTAATTAATGAATATAAAAAAAATAAAAATAATGTATATACGATATATTCAAGTCAGTTTATTGAAGAAAATTATTTGAATAAATTATTATTTTGGTCAATAAATCATCCAACAAAATATTTATTTCATTTTATTGCCTTGGAAGTTTTAAAAATATTAAATGATAATAATATAACAATTAATTATGAAATTGATTTATTAAAAAATGAAAGATGTATTTTGTATAAATGTTTAGAAAACTGTGTTAATTTTGATTTAAATGAATTTACACCAAGATTAAGTAAATATAATGAAACTAATATTGATAAAATAATTAATATTTATTATGATTTTTATAATACAATAAATAAAGAGCAATTATAATCATTAGACAATCAAATAATTATAAACATTATATTAACTATCAATTCCTAATATATTTATTTGATCTAGTTGTTTTACAATTTTATATGATAAAATAATATTACCTAATATAATATGAAATATATTTTATTAAGTTTATTATCAATTTGTTCTATATCATTAGCTACATATAATGTTTTATCTTTTAGTGGAGGAGGTTCTTTTGGTGCTGTTGAAATTGGCATAATAAAAAAAATACAAGAAAATGAGTGTAAAAAATATGATTTAATAACTGGGATTAGTGCTGGTGGATTAAATGCTGGATTTTTATCACATTTTTTAGACTTAACTATTGGTATTAAAGAAGTTTCAAGTATTTATACTAATTTAAAAAATAATCAAATATATGAGCTATATCCACCAACTAAAATTAGTATATATAATACTGAACCATTAAAAAAAACTATTACTAATATAATCAATAAATTTGATAATGTTTACACAAAAACATTAATAGGTACAACTAATTTATATACAGGACAACTTGATAAGTATTATTATAATGAACTTGATAATAGTGATCAAATTAGTTTACTAATGTGTACAAGTGCCTTACCAATTATATTTCCTCCAATACTATTTAATAACAATTTATATGTTGATGGAGGAGAAATTTCTAATGAAATACTTACAAATATTTATTCACCAGAATATATTAACATTACATTTATTACATCCAGTTTTTCTTTACAAAATAATTATAATTTAACAACATTTTCTGAAATTGTTAAAAGAAATATTGAAATTGTTACCAACACGTTTAATAATGAAATAGTTAAACTTGATCAAACATGTACTAAACCAAGAGGAGAAATTAATATGTTTTATGTTGATTCATCATTGTTAAAAAATTATAATATGTTAGATTTTAATTCAGGAAAAGAATTAATTGAAATTGGTTATAATAATATATTAAATAATAAATATAAACTATGTTAATTAATTTTTTGTATTCAAATACTGATTTATTGACTAGTATTTATATTCTCAACAACTATTTATGTAATATTATATAAAATTAATTTTTAATTATATGAATAAAACCAGTTGTAATTAATAATGATAAAAATAATTGAGATAAACAAATAATTTTTGCTAATGGACTTTTAACATAGAAATCAACATAACCTGTTGTAGTTTCCATATTTACTGATAAAAAAAATGAATTTAATAGTTTGTTTTTTAAATATTCTTCTTTTGTAATTTTATTATTAAGTATAAAATTTTCTTCTATATTATTAAATAAATAATAATAAATTATAGTAAAAAATAAAATAGAAAATAAATGTGTTATAAAAAAATGTTGTAAATCAAAATTTACTTGAAGCATATATATATATATTGTTAAAAAAAATTAGAGTTCTTATACTTATTTGTCATGAATATTTTTTAAAATATAATCTTTTTTACTATAAAATTCATATTTTATGAAATATTTTTTATAATTTTCTAATAAATAAGATGGAAAATCTTTCATTTTCAAAAAATCTTGTATTTTCTTTTTTGAAAATTTTTCTATTAAATAATCAATAAATGATTGTATTGTGTCAACACTTTGTGCACTCCAAATTATTACTTTTACGTTATCATCTTTATCAAATTCTAACCACATTTTTTTAATATCTTTTATTTTTGCTTTACGTGTTATCATATTACTTTTTATTAATTTATATGATCCATCCTTATAAATAACAATAATATTACCTTTTGATAAAGAGCTCCACCAATTGTATAATTTTTTATCTAATTCTTTTTTGATATTTTCTGTATTATCTTTTTTAATCCATTTACCATTACTTATAAACCATTGATTACCATCATTACCTTTCATAATAGTTCCTTCTTTTTCTCCGCTTGCACAATATCCTAATCCTTTTGGTGAAGGTTCTAAACCAGTATATTTTTTTTTAGAATTATTTTTACAAATAGGCATATATTTTATAATAGATTTTATTAAATTCATGATTTTTATTTATAAATAACATATCAAGTTGCATGGATATAATGTTATTCCAAAATATCATATGACACAAAACCAATACCATCTATAAATTGTATATGTTCTAAAAATTTGGAACACCATTATTAAATTGACCAAATAATGGTAATTCTAATATTATAAAATCTGTTTTATTTACACCCTTGAAGATTTTTTTATGAAAAAGTAGACAATAATAATATAGATAATATTTACGTATTATGTCCTAATTGTTATTGTGTTAAAAAAAGCACCAAAAATTGATTGATATTTCTTAATTAATAGATAATAATGTTTTGAGTTTGGCTAATAACTTTGCATCTTCAATTGTTGCTTCATCTCTAAAATGATTTTTTATTATATCAATTGATGCTCTAGTAATTGCAGAACAAATTGGATTTTTATGATCAAATTGTCTACCATACATAATATTTGAATTTTGGTCATTCTCAACTTTAATACAAACTTCTGCACCCTTTTTACCAATTGTTACTTCATTACTATTTAATTGAATTCCAATTACTCTACCAATATATGTTTTTGTATCAGAAGTAATAATAGGTGTACCTATATGTAAATTTCCTTCTAAAATAGATACACCAAATATAAGAGGATTCTTTTTATTATAAACATGTTTTTCAAGAATTTTTAATATACAAGGGAATACAACTTGAGGTCTGTATAAAGATTTTCTTTCCTCAATCATTTCCTCTCTATATTTTTTATAAAAGTCAAATAAATGATAAATTATTTCTGCTGAAAAAATTTTAATACCATTTTTATTAGCAAGTTCTTGAGCATCATCATCTATTAATACATTAAACGCAAGAATTGTTGAATACTCTTTTTTAGTACTTTTACTAATAGATAACTTTACAATTTGTTTTTTAGTAACATTTCCAATTAATACATTCGAAATAGGAACAACAGGCGTACATTCTTTTTGTAAATAGTGTACTAATGCTTCTAATGCTCCTTGGGTTGACGCATAAACAGTTATACCTTCATCTTGTAATTTTATACTTTCGTCTTGTAATTTTATACTTGACATTTCAGGTAATTCAAGTTCAATATTATCATCTGTTGTAAAATTTATTTGTGTTCCAACAATTGCTTTATCAATATTATTAGCAACAATTTTAACACCCATTGATCCCTTTACAGACTCAAAATGTAGATAATCTGTTTTTACTCTTGATTCTCTATTTGGAGGAGGTGTTAATAAATTTTTAATTGTTGTATTAATAATACCATCATTTGTTTGAATGGAAATATTATCTCCTTTTTTAAGTGTTCCATTAATTAAAATTACATCAATAGATGATCCTAATGTTTCATTTATTGTTTTTTCCATAACAATACATTTTAAATCTTCCTTAAAAGTTATTTGTTCAGACATTTCATTTTGACAAATTGATGTAACTAATTTTAGTAAATCTGAAATACCTTCTCCTGTTTTTGCTGAAAAAGGACAAATAGAAATAGTATCTTGTGGACTATCATTTTCCCAAAATAATTCTGCATTTAGACCTACTTTCATTATTTGTGTTTTAATATCCGTAAGTCTATTTTTAAATTCTCCATTTGAAATTAAATTTTCATTTAATGAAGATCTAATATCTCTGTTTTCTACTGAAGACCAACCATACATACGATCAATTTTATTAAGTGCAAAAATAAATTTAATGTTAGATTTAACTAAGATATTAATCGATTGTATTGTTTGTTGTTCTAAACCACCTGTTATATCTATTACAACAATAGCAATATCACATAATGATGAACCTCTATGTCTTAAATTAGCAAATGCTTCGTGACCGGGTGTATCAATCATAAGTAAACCAGGTATTTTAGAAATTCCTGATCTATTAATTAAAGTTTCAGGAGGAATAAATGATGCACCTATTTGTTGTGTTATTCCTCCAGCTTCACCATCTTGTACATGAGTATTACGAATATTATCTAGTAATTTAGTTTTACCAGTATCAACATGACCCATTATGCACATTATTGGTGATCTATAACCATAATCAATTATTTCTTCATTTAATATTGATTTATTTAATGAATTATCACTATTAACAGTCATTCTTCCATTATCATTCAAAACAACATTTTTTTTTAATTCTTCCAAACGTAATCTTAATTTTTTATCTTTTTCTTTTTCTGATTTTGTTTTATATGTGCCTGCATCTTTTTGTGCTTGTTTTTTATCTTGTTTTGCTTTGCGTTTTCTATATGCTTCTTCTTCAATAGCTTTTAAACGGGCTTTTTCTTTTTCTTCTTCTTCTCTAATTTTACGTTCTTCTTCATCTTGTAAAGCCTTTATACGAGCATTTTCTTCAGCAACTAATTTAAGATGTTGTTGTGCTAATTTAGCCATAGGATTTTGTCCCTTCTTATTCTTATTTGATTTCGACATATTTAATTAGATATTAAATTAAAATAAAAAAATTCAATTTTTTTCTACATAATTTACACTAACACGAATAACATGAAAATATTTTTTGATAAATTGTTTTTTTATATGAAGTATTATTTATATTCATAATTTCATTTTTATCTAATGTAAGTTTTGAAAATTTACCATTAGGAACCAAATAGTATTTTTTTCCTTCTTTTTTAACATCATTATATTTATTTTTTAAAAAATAAAAAATTTCATAATAAACATTAACAATATTTGATTCTTTTAAATCAATATTCAAAATTTCATTATATAATTTTATTTCATCCAATGATAGTATATAATTTTTACCATTTATCATAACATTATAAACTAAATTATTCCATATGTTATTTAATAAAGGATTATCCAAATCATAATCATATTCTAAAATAAAATCTACTAAATATATTATAAATTCAAAAGATTCTTTTATTAATTTTTCATCATTAATATGATCAAAAAATCTAATTTCAATACCATGATTATAATGTTTATTAAAGTTAATATCCAAACCAATATCATCTAATTTATTATAAGCACTACCTTCATGAAATTTGTTAGACCACCAAGTTTCTAAATTATTAGCTTCATGAAATTTGTTATACCACCAATTTTCTATAATATTATATTGTTTAGTACTTACTGTTAAAATTTTTCCTTCTAACATTAAATCAGTATTATAGGTTCCAATTCCAATATATCTAGAAACAGCACATCTTTGTGAACATGCAGAATACATCTTATTATCTTTTAAATTTTTAAGGGAAGAAAAATAATCAGGCGTATTATAAATAGAAATAAGTAGTGGTTCAAAATATTGTATTATTTTTATTACTTTTTTATGATCACTAATAAATTTTTCTTTATTTAAAATCATTTTATTATCATTTAGTTGTGTTGGTAATGTTATATTATAATGTAATGTGCCATTATTAAATATACCAATATTATTATAATTTGTTAAATGAACACAAAATGGATAATTTTCTTGCATAAATTGTATTTTTCCATAATCTAAAAAAAATTTTTTTTCTTCTTGGAATTTTTGTAAATTTAAAATAAACTCATTTTTAATTTCATTAAGTTCATTTATTATATTTTCTAATTTTGAATTGTAAAACTTTATAGTGGTAAATTCAAATGTATCACCATCATATAACCATGATTTATTTATAGTATCTTTAAAATATTTATTAAATTCCATAATTTCATCATCTAAAGTTTTACCTGAAAATATTGGATTTGGTTCACAATTTTTTGTATATAATTTTTTTGAATTATTATTTATATCTGTATATAAAAAACTATGTGAATTTATTAGAATAGGTAATTCAACCATGTCATTTGTATTTAATTCATTGAAACTTTCATTAAATGCATCCAATATAAATTTTTCTTTATAACTGTTAAAATAGTTTACTGAATATCTTTCTCTTTTATGATTTTTTAAAAAAAAATCTTTTGTAAATATTTTTTTTTTATCAAATTCTAAGTATATTTCATTTTCTATTCCTAAACCCCAATATATTTCATTTGAATTGTAATATTCAATATATTTTTTATGTTTTTCTGCACTGGAAGTTTTTTGTTCTAAAATTTCACACATTATTAAAAAATTAGAGAATTTTTTCTTTAAATTATTAGGAAATGAAAATTTTTATACGTAAAGAAACTTATAGTAATGAGTTTAGATGTCCTATTGTTCCAAAAGATATTAAAGAATTAAAAGATTCTGGTTTTGAAGTATTTATTGAATCATCAAATAATCGTTGTTATACTGATGAAGAATATTGTAAATATGGTGGAATAATAGTTAATGACAGTTGGTTTAATTATAATGATTTCATAATCATAGGAATAAAAGAACTAAATGATATATATCGACTTAATAATCATATACATGTTTATTTTTCGCATTCTTATAAAAATCAAAATAATTCAAAATTAATTTTATCTGAATTTAAAAAATCAAACAGTATATTGTATGATTTAGAATATTTTTTAGATGATAATAAAAGACTGATTTCTTTTGGTTATTATGCTGGAATAGTTGGAGGAGGTTTGGGAATATTACAATATATATGTAAAAGTAATAATAAAAAATTAAATAACTTAAAATATTGGCAATCTATTGAAGATATATTATTATGTATTAATCTTAAAAAAAATAATATTTTTAGAAATATTAAAATTTGTATTATAGGATCAAATGGAAAATGTGGTTCAGGTGTAATATATATTTTAAATTTATTAGAAATACCATATACTTGTTTATTAAGAGATGATGATAAAGATAAATTAATAGATTTTGATATTATATTTAATTGTATCAATTTGCAAGAAAATATTAGTACTTGGTTTGATAATCAAACACAATTTTATAAAAATTTAGTTATTGTTGATATAAGTTGTGATTATAATAATCCAAATAATCCTATAAAAATTTATAATAATAAAACAACATGGTTAGAACCTGTTTTTTCATATAATAATTTTGTTGATATAATTGCAATTGATAACTTACCTTCTTTATTACCATTTAATAGTTCTATTGAGTTTTCAAGTATACTCATTAAATTATTAAAATTATATCCACAAAATCATTATTATTGGAAAAATAATTTTGAAATATTTAAAAATAAAATAAATAATAATTAATCCCAAAAATTAGATAATGATTCCATAATACAACTTCTATATGTTTGTGCAGTAGTACTACCAGTATGTTTTTCTAATTCTAAATCATCCATTAATAAAAATTTTACTAAAATTGTTGTTAATTCATTTTTTTTAACAATTTCACCATTATATCTTGTTTCATCTTTATTATCAAATTTATTAAATGGAAAACATGTTTTACGACATTTATTATTATATTCTTCTGATTTTTCACAAGAAGGAATAAAATTATATTTATAATCGATATAATAAAAATTTTCACCATTTTCATATATTTTATCAGTAACAGTTACTAATACATCATAATATGGATTTTTAACATATTCATCTTCATAAAATTTAAAATTTTTTTTTTCAATTGATACTATTGTTGACATAATTTAGATAATGTTATCCCTAATATTTTTAATTTCAATTTTTATATAAATAAATATTTACTTTATATAATAATGTCCATAAATGAATTATATGAATTATACAGAAATAATCAAAGAAATATTGAAAATTTAAGTAATCAAAATAATCATATAATGAATCAAATTATACAATTATATAATAATTCTTCAGAAACAAGTACTTCACAAACAAATCCATTTAATACTACTAATTCTAATACTTTTACTTCTTCAGATACAAATAGAAGATATAGAAGACAAAATAATATTCCATCTTTAAATACAATTTTTAGAAGTTTTTTAGATCCAGTTCCAATATTACCAACACAACAACAAATACAAAATTCTACAAGAACATTAATGTATTGTGATATTATGAATCCAATTAATACATCTTGCCCAATCTCATTAGAAAATTTTAATGATTCAAGTACAGTAACTATGATAAGACATTGTAGACATTTATTTAATTCAAACAGTTTATCACAATGGTTTAGATCTAGTTGTTTGTGTCCAATTTGTAGATACGATATTAGAAACTTTAATAATATACAAATGAATGATCAAGAAATTAATCAAACAACAAATCAAGATACTAATCAAACAACAAATCAAGATACTAATCAAAATAATGATCAAACAACTAATCAAAATAATGATCAAACAACTAATCAAAATAATGATCAAACAAATGATAACCCTTTTGATAATATAAATATAAGTTTTGGATATTCATATTATAATTTACCATTAAATGAATTTGATTTTAGATTAAATAATATATAATTAAATATATAATGTCAAATATATTTATTTATGAAGGTCATTCCAGTCAAAATATTGTTGAAAGTTCTGAAATAATTAAAACAGGAGACGAATTATTTAATAAAACAAGAATTAAAGTTCCAGAAGGTTTTAGATTTATAACATTTCACTTTAATGATAAAATAACAACAGCTAATTCTACTGGACCATTTATTTTATATGGTATGAAAGAAATCACAGAAGAAGATATAGAATCTTTATTTAATGTAGAAAGCAATTGTGAATTAGAATATAATTATCGTCAAGATAAAAAAATAATATGTAAAAATGAAAGAGATAAAAATATAAAAATGTTTAAAAGAAAAATGTTTAAAAGTTTTGTTATACATTATATTAACTTTATGTCAACAATATATAATAATAGTATAACAAAAGAATTTGATTATAATATAAAAAAAGAATTTGATCATGATATAAAAAAAGAAACATCTATTTTTGATGATTATAAAAGCTTAGAAGTATTTATTAAAAAATTTGTTGAAACTAATTTTATAAAAATATGTGAAATACATAATATAACAGTTGATGAATACAAAATTAAAGGTGAAATAAATAGAGATTATATTCTTAATCTTTGTTTTTTTGATTTAATCAAAGAAATAGATTTTGTTATAATATGCAATAAATTAAGTGATAACCAAAAGAAAAAAATATTTGATGAATTAAGTTATAAGGAAAAGGAAAAAATATATAATAAATTAAGTGATAACCAAAATGAAAAAAATAATAAAATAAAGAAATATAGAAATTTTAATTTAAATACAAAAGAAAAATTAAATGAAAAAATCAAAAATGAATTTATTCAAAATATACAAGAATATATTGATCTAAATAATTTAATAAAATATTTAAAAAAACAAAAAAAAGAAGAAAATAATAATTTATATGTTCTTATTGATGATGATATTATCAAAATATTTTTAAAAGATAAATTAAAAGAATATTATGGTGATTATTATCACTATTTTATTGATTTATTTATGTCACACTATCAAAAAGATATTGAAACAACTATAGACGACAATTGGAAATTAATAATTATGGATTTATTTAAAAAAAAAATTATTAATATATTATTAAATATTGTACGTGAAACTAAACCTTCAAATTATGAAAATAAACCTCCAAATTATGAAATTAATAATTTCTTTAAAGATATTGGCAATATAAAAAGTATAATTATTGATGATAACTTAGAAGAAAGATTTTATAATAATCTTTTTACTTTATTACTAAGTACTGAAAATATATTATCAATTCAAAATGATAATTGTGAAGAAATATTAAATTATATTTTTTTAGATAATATACTATATGATCATAATAAAATTCAAGAGTTAAAATCTAACCCATGGTCTATAAATAATACTTCATTAACATCAAACTCTCAACAATTTATATATAAACCATTAGAAGCATTAAAAGAATCAATAGATAAATTTGATGAAGAATTAATTGATGATATTTGTAATTATTTTAATTTTAAAATTAGAAGTTATAAATCTAATACATTAACACCAATATTATCATTTAATGATATTTTATCATTTAATATTAATGGTTTATACAATACTTATAAATATGGTTTTTTTAAATTTGATGATTATAAAAATATATCTGAATTATGTCATTATATATATGATAGATATCCTTCGCGTAGTATTAATTATGGCTTATCAAGGTATTCATATGAAGAAAATATACCTCAAGAATTAATTTTTACTGATAAATCTTATTATAGTTTAATAATTAAATATTATGAAAATTTTTGTTACTTATTTAATTTTATTGATGATGATTTATCCTATATTTTTGTTAATGATGATAATCAAAAAGTAAAACAGAAAATAGTTGATTCAAGACAAAATATAACCGATAAAATGATAAGTGAAGTTAAACAAAAAATAAATGAAATTAATGATGATTTTGATTTAAATAATGATGATTTTGATTTAAATAATGATGAATATAATATACAAGAAATAAATTTATTATGGTATTTTATTTATTTATATCGTACTTTACATTTTGCTAAAATAGATTTAGATATTTGTATAAAATATTTAAAATACTTTTTAGATATTTATGATAAATTAATTTTAATATTTGATTATTATAAAAATTTTTGTCAATTATTTAATTTTAATGATGATGACTTAAGAATGATTTCTACATTTGATAATTTTAAAGATGATGACTTAAGAATGATTTCTACATTTGATAATTCTAAAGATCATAATCAAAAAGTACAAAACAAAATATTTGATTCAATAAATAAAATAACCGACAAAAATATAGAAATTGTTGAATACACAATAAAGCAAATTAATGATGATTTTAATTTAAATTTTGATATGAGTACACAAAATTTAATTAATATACAAAGAATAACTAATTTTGAAAATTTATTATGGTATTTTATTTATTACTATCGTATTTTATATTTTGCTAAAAATAATGATTTACATAAGTGTACAATAAATATGAAATCATTTTTAACTATTTATTTAAATTATTATAAAACTTTTAAGAACAAAGACATAAATAGTTTTTTTAACTATTTAGAAAAAGGAACTTATATCATAACTAGTTGTGGATCATTCTCATCAGAACTTAAAAAAGTATATGAATCATTGGATGAAAATGAAAAATTAAAATTTAATAAAAGAACACAAGATTATGACACCTATTGGAGAAAAAAATATTTAAAATACAAAGAAAAATATTTAAAATACAAAGAAAAATATTTACAATTAAAAAGCAAGTATAATTTATAAAGTATTTAAACCATTAAAAATAATAATAGTTAATGGTTAAAATATGCCCTAGTTATTACCCTTCAGAAAATGAAATAAAATATAAAGATTATTTTAAAAAATATCCATATAAACTTTCACCTTTTCAAAAGTATTCAATTGAAGCAACAGTTGAAGGTCATCATACATTAATTACAGCACATACCGGTAGTGGTAAAACATTACCTGCTGAATTTGCAATTGAATATTTTGTAAATCAAGGAAAAAAAGTTATTTATACTGCACCAATAAAAGCATTATCAAATCAGAAATTTTATGAATTTACAAAAAAATATAAACATATTTCATTCGGTATTTTAACCGGTGATATTAAATGTAATCCTGAAGCTAATGTTCTTATTATGACAACTGAAATATTATTAAATACCTTATATAATAAAAAAATGTCCGAGTTTAAAATGGATTTCAATAATGAATTAGGTTGTGTAATATTTGATGAAATTCATTATATTAATGATTTAGATAGAGGTAGAATATGGGAAGAATCAATAATGTTATTACCTAATCAAATACAATTAATAATGTTATCTGCAACTATTGATAAACCAGAAAATTTTGCTTTATGGTGTGAAAAAATTAAAGGTAATAATAAGATTATATATTTATCATCAACTAATGAAAGAATTATTCCATTAACCCATTATAGTTTTATAACATTACCAGTTTCAATAATAAAAACAATAACAGATAAAACTATTAAAAAACAAATTAATGATTCAATTAATAATTTATATGTTATTAAAAAACCAAATAATGAATTTAATCAAGAAGGATATAATAAAATAAAAGATTATTTACAATTAACAAAAAAGTTTCAAATTAAAAAAAAATCCTTTGTATTAAATCAATTGTGTGAATTTATGGTTAACAATAACATGTTACCTGCACTATGTTTCGTTTTTTCAAGAAAACAATTAGAAAATTTCGCTAATGAAATTTTTTTTCCTTTACAAACAGAAAATATTCATCATATTAAAAAAGAATGTGAACATATTATTAAAAAACTACCTAATTATAAAGAATATATTGATTTGCCAGAATACACTAATATGATAAAACTTTTAGAAAAAGGTATTGCTATTCATCATAGTGGTTGTTTACCTGTTATTAAAGAAATTATAGAAATTTTATATGGTAAAGGATATATAAAATTATTATTTGCAACAGAAACATTTTCAATTGGTGTAAATATGCCAACAAAAACAGTTATTTTTACTGATATTAATAAATTTGACGGAAATAGCTTACGTAATCTTTTCCCACATGAATATACACAAATGGCAGGAAGAGCTGGAAGAAGAGGTATTGATAAAGTAGGAAATGTTATTCATCTAAATAATTTATTTAGAAAAATAGATGAAACTAATTATAAAAAAATATTATGTGGAAAACCTCAAGAATTAAAAAGTAAATTTAAGTTATCATATAATACAATATTAAATTTAATCAATATAGAAGAATTAATTAATATAGAAGATTTAATTAATTATACAAATAAAAGTTTATATTATTTTGATAATAAAATAAATGAAAATGATATTGATAAAATATTACAATATTTAATAGAAAATAATTTTATAATTAATAATACTTTATCTGATAAAGGAGTTATTGCTTCAAATATCAGAGAAGTTAATTGTTTGATTTTTGCTAATTTATTACATAATAAAGAATTGAATGATTTAAGTTCAACTGAACTTGTTGGATTATTTAGTTGTTTTACAAGTATAGGAGTTAGTGAAGATAATAAATTAGAATTTCCAATATGTGAAAATAAAAAATTAAAAGAATTTATTTTATATATTACTGAATTATATAATAAAATGCAAGAACAAGAAACGCAACTTATGATAGATTCTGGTACAGACTATTATAAACATTATGATTTAATAAATCATATTATTGAATGGTGTAATTGTAATGATGTAGAAACATGTAAATTGGTATTAAAAAGAATGGAAGTTGAAAAAGGTATATTTTTAGGAGAATTTGTTAAAGCTATTTTGAAAATTAATAATATTTCTAATGAATTAGAAAAAATAGCTGAACTAACAAATAATATTTCATTATTAAGTAAATTAAGAGAAATACCTTTATTAACTTTAAAATATGTTGCTACAAATCAATCATTGTATATATAATTGAAATTTCTTAATTGATTATATTTTTTTTATTTATTGATAATTACAACAAATATATATCTTTATATACTTAAAAATTTACATTTTTCTGGGCTGTAATAGTTTATTATAAGATTACCATATTCTTCAATAATATAAATTTCTTCATTTCTTGCTTTATAAAATCCATAATGCACCATTCCATTTATTTCAGAATTAAATAATATATAAGTTGTGGGTGGTAAAAAATTTATTTCATTAAATGTATATATTGCATTTTCAACATCGTAATTACATAATGAAGGACTATATAAATCACATATATTATTATTAATAAATGCTTCTATACGTTCAATATTTTCATTTGAACCAAAAAATACATTATCTATTGATAATTTATTAAAATTAGTTGAATCAAATACCTCTTTTGTGTACTTAATATTTTCAATTGACGATTGTAGTTCAAACATTAATATTAAAATTATAGGCATATAATTTATTTTTCAATTTTTACCAAAAAATTATAGTTTTTCAAATGCAATCACTTTCTTATTTAGATCTTGATAATTGATTTTAATGTCATGATTATTTAATCTGATATTTTCTAATGACCATCCAATTAATTCACATAATTGAATTACTTTATTTGGTATAACTAAATACATCAATGAACATGCACAGTTAAAATGTAATAAAATATCAAAGAAATCAACTATATTTCCAGTTTTCCATGGCATTTTATCAGTTAATTCTTTATTAGAGTAATCTAATAAATAATAAAGTGATTTTTTATAATTTTGAAAATTAAAATCAATAATAAACTCTTTTAAATTATTGTAATAAATATTTTTAAATTCAATAACTTGTTTAATATTATTTTCAATATAATTATTTAATTCATTTGCTATTGGATTTAATAATTTATATAATCTTTGAAATAAATTTCCAAAATTTTTTAATAAAATATTATTATATGCTTCTTTTAAATTATTTAGACTAAATAATATATCTGAACCTAATACTGTTTCGTTTATCAAATAAAATCTAACAGCTTCTAAAGGATAATTTGTAAGTAACCAATCAATATCAATAACATTTCCCAAACTTTTTGACATTTTAACTCCATTTTCATCTAATATATGACCATGTACTAATATTGTTCTATCATCAAATGTTCTATTAATTGATTTTAAAATCGCTGGATAAATAACACTATGAAACCACACAATATCTTTACCTATTAAATGATATTTTTTTGTTTCTTTATTTTCAAATAAGATTTCATTGCCTATATCATAATTTAATAATGCATCAAACCATACATATATTATATGGTTTTCATTAGATGGAAATTTAATACCCCAATTAAAAGTTGTTCGTGTTATGCTTAAATCGCTAAAATCATCACTAACAACACGTTTAAATAATTCATTAGTAAATTTATTTGGTAATATTTTATTACCGGTCAACACACCTAAAATTAATTCCTTGTATTTTAGTAATTTAAACATGTAAGTTTCTTCAGATACTTTTTCATATGGTTTATTAGTTAATTGATTTATATAATTAGTTAATTTAGCATTTAATTCTGTTATATAACATTCTTCTTTAACATCGTACCATCCTTCATATTCACCTTCATAAATATCATTATTTTCTATTGATTCTTTTACTGATTTTAATACAAAATCTTTATGAACTTTATCAGTTGTCCTAATAAAATGATCATATTTCATTTGTAATTTATTATTCATTTCTTTAAAAATTGTAGAATATTTATCACATAATTCCTGTTCAGTTATTAATTCAGTTTTAGCAGTCTCTTGAATTTTTTTACCATGTTCATCAGTTCCTGTTAATAGTTTAATATTAATATCAAGAATAATGAATACATTTTTTATAAAATCTGCAAGTACTGATTCATATAAATGACCAATATGTGGTTTACCATTACTATAAGATATTGCCGTTGTTAATAATATATTTTCCATAAAATATAATACTAACTAATAGTATATTTTTATCTCAATTTTTTATTTGGAATATTTCTTTTATATATGGATAAAATCAATACATTTAAGATCATAAATGTAACTACCAAAAATAGCAATTTATTTAGCAATCATATATATACATTATAAATTAATTTGATAATCTTTCAGATATAGTTTGTTTATTTTTACCATCTTCAAATTCAATTGTATAATAAACATCAGGAGGTGTATCAAAATGAACACCTATAATTTTAACTTGTGATTTTGTTCCATCTGAATTATTATATGAAACAATGTCATATTTTTTAAATTCTTTATTATTTTCTTTAGATTCTTTATTATTTTGTTGCTTTTTAGATTTTTTTTTATTTGATCTAGCCATAATGTAATTAATTTTATCCAAAACTAAAAAAAATCAATTTTTATGGCGGGAAAAAAAAAATATATATAAATTTAGATATCCACATTATCTACATTTGTAAATTAAATAAGGATATAATTTCTAAATATATATAATGGAGATAAATGTAGATAATCTACCACGATTGTTTAGTTGCCAAGTTTGCAATAAAAAACTTTCATCATATAAAAGCCTATGGAGACACACCAAAAATTTTCATAATGAAGTTGTACTGGATTGTACTGTTAATGTACTGGATTGTACTGGAAATGTACTGGCACAAAAAAATAAAGAATGTATTAAGCATAATTGTAAATATTGTAATAAAATATATAAATCTAGACAAAATAAATGGGATCATGAAAAAATATGTAAAACAAAGATTGACGAGTTAGCTAAATCCAAGGAAGAATTACGTAAAATTAAGGATGAATTAAAGAAAACCAAATTTGAGTTAACAAAAACAAATAAAACAATAAATAGTAATAATAATAATTGTAATAATACAACAAATAATAATAATGGTGTAATCAATAATATTACAATAAATTCTTTTGGTAAAGAAAATTTAAGTATATTAGGACCTTCTGAAATTAAAAAATTAATTAAAAACGATAATCCATTAATAGATATAATTGGTTTATTAAATTTTAATGAAAATTTTCCAGAAAATCATTCATTTTGTAATACATCATTAGAAGGTAATTATGTTTCAGTATTAAATACTGATAAAAATAAAGTAGAAAAAATAAATAAAAATGAATTTTATGATAAAGTATTAAATAATTCTTTTAATAAAATTGATGAACTTTCACTAATGTTAGAACTTGATGATTCTTTGAAAGAAACATTAAAAGATAAATACAAAAAACATTTAGACAAAAAAATAGATCATATTAAAGATATTTTTTTTACTGATAAAGTTTATAAAAACTGTTACAAAACAAATATAAATGAAATGTCATATAATAAAAAAAATTTGGTTCTTGGAACTTGGTCTAAATTAAAAGAATCAAATGATGATGATAGTATAAGTACATTAGAAACTGATGAAAGCTTGGAATCAGATAATGAAAATAAGTTGGAATCAGATAATGAAAAATATGTTGGAATCAGATAATGAAAAATATGTTGGAATCAGATAATTAAATTAATAAACTTATTTTATGTTTGTTATGATCATTAATTAAATCATAACTTTCATTAATTTTTTTTAATAAAATTATATAATCTTCACGTGTCATATTCTTAATTTTATCAATAACTTCACTATAATTATCTTTAAAATTTATATTATTTAAATTATATGTATGTATATATTCTTCTTGACATATCATAGGTTTTTTAAATGACATTGCTATTGAATGTACACCACTAAATAAATATTTGCTTAGATTTGGGATTTTTCTACCTAATAAAAATTTACAAGATTTTACATATTCAAACATTTCTTCACTATTACAATTATGTAAAACTTTTACATTAGGTAAATTAAAAGGATTAGCCCCTGTTGATGTAAAAAAAATAAAGTTGTATTCGGGTAAATTTATAAAAAAATTATGTAAATCGTTATCATAAATATTATTTAAAAAATAACCAATAAAAACAATTGTATTTTGTGGATTAAATTGTGGAGTAAAATTTGTATTATATAATGGAAATATATAGTTAACATCATTAATAACTGGAAATTTAGTATAATCATATGGATGAATTGGAAATTCCTTATTTACAAGTGGTGAAAGTGTAATAATTTTTTGATTTTTAATTTTGTCATTTATAAGTTCATATTTATGTAAAATTGTAAAAATATTATTATGACTAATTTGTATAACATCATCATTTGAAGTTAACTTAAACACAATATCATAGTTAGAAATATTATTATTAATTTCAGTATAATTAAATTGTTGTTTTAAAGATGAATATATTTTTTTAAAATAAGCAATATTACCATAATTATCACCATTATGATAAATATCCAATACATAATTATCTTCTAAATAATTATTGTTTGTAAATAATTCACAAATAAAACCTATACATTCAAAATGATAAGTAAAACCACCATAAATTGCTATTTTTTTCATATATATATATTGATTAAATAATTTTTTAAATCTTTGTTATGAAAAATTGAAAAAAATAAAGATAACACATAACTATCTCATTAATGGTAAAAGTATGTAATAATGAATATAATAATGATAGTTATAATGAATATTTTAAACAATTTTCATATGAATTATCCCCTTTTCAAAAGTATGCAATTGAAGCAATAGTAACTAATAAAAATGTAATAACAACCGCACATACAGGTAGTGGTAAAACTGTCCCTGCTATTTTTGCAATTAAATATTTTTTATCTCAAGGTAAAAAAGTAATTTATACATCACCTATTAAAGCTTTATCAAATCAAAAATTTAATGAATTTAAAGAATTAACATCTGATATAGGTATTTTAACAGGAGATATTAAAATCAATCCAGAAGGTAGCTTGTTAATTATGACAACTGAAATTTTATGTAATACTTTATATTACAAAAAGAATAATTTACCATCAATGCTTGATTTTGATATGGATTTTAATAATGAACTTGCTTGTGTAGTTTTTGATGAAATTCATTATCTTAATGATCCAGATAGAGGTAGGGTATGGGAAGAATCTATATTAATGTTACCTAATAATGTTCAAATAGTAGGATTATCTGCAACTATAGATAATCCGGTAGGGTTTTGTGAATGGATTGAGAGTAAATGTGAAAAAGAAGTTTATCTTGCATCAACAGATAAAAGAATTGTGCCATTAACACACTATATGTATCTAACTGCAAATGATTCAGTACAAAATATGAAACACATTACTAAAGAAGAAAAACAAATGATTAAAAATAATACAAATGATTTTTATGTTATTCAAGATTCAAAAGGTCAATTTAGTAATGATAATTATAAAAAAGTTAATGATACATTAAGTTTGTTACGTGATAAAAATGTATTTGTAAAACCACAACATGTACTAAATCAATTATGTAAAAAACTTGTTGAAACTGAAGATGAAGATGGTAAAAATATGTTACCTGCTTTATGTTTTGTATTATCAAGAAAGAAGTTGGAAGAATATGCAAATCAAATAACTGTACCATTATTAGAATTTGATAGTAAAGTATCTTATATTGTTAAAAAAGAATGTGAACAAATCATAAGAAAATTACCAAACTATCAAGAATATATTAATTTGCCAGAATTTACTAATATGGTAAAATTATTAGAAAGAGGTATTGCTATTCATCATAGTGGATGTTTACCAGTATTAAAAGAAATTGTTGAAATGCTTTATGCAAAAGGTTATATCAAACTTTTATTTGCAACTGAAACATTTTCAATTGGTGTAAATATGCCAACAAAGACAGTTATATTTACTGATATAAACAAGTTTGATGGTGTTAATAAAAGAAACTTGATGTCACATGAATATACACAAATGGCAGGTCGAGCTGGAAGAAGAGGTATTGATAAAGTTGGACATGTTATTCATCTTAATAATCTATTCTATATAGATTCATTAAGTTATAAAAAAGTACTATCAGGTATTCCTCAAAAATTAACTAGTAAATTCAAATTATCATACAATTTGTTACTAAATTTAATTCAGAATGATAGTGAAAATATTTTGTCATATGTTAAAAAAAGTATGTTAAATGATAGTGTATTAAGTGAATTAACTCTTCTTAATAATAAAAAAATAGAATTACAAAGCAAAATTGGACAAATCTTTTTACATACAAAACAGGAAGTAATTGATGAATATTTACAACTTCAAAAATCAATAGAAAGATTAAATGCAAATCAAAAAAAAAAAGTATTAAGACAACTAGATGAAATGAAAATAGATTATAAATTTTTACAAAATGATTTAGAAACAATTAAAAGACACGATGATAGAATTATAGAAATGTCAAATATAAATATACAAATTGAAAATGTGGAAAAATATTTTGAGAATGGTGTTAATAAAATCATTGATTTTTTAAATAAAGAAGGATTTATTAATACAAAAAAAGGTGAAATAGCTTCAGTTATTAAAGAAGTTAATTGTCTAGCATTTAGTAAATTAATCGATGGAAAAATATTAACAAAGTTACAACCAGAACAAATAGTAGGTTTATTAAGTTGTTTCACTGAAATCAGGGTTGGTGATGATATAAGAAAAATAAAACCAGATTCACATAATGAAGAAATTAATGAAATTTTAAATAATATTTCAAATGATTATAATTATTATGATGATGGTATAAAATATAATATACACTATGATATAATTGATGAAACATTATTATGGTGTAATTCTAAGACATATGAAGAATGTTTTGAAATAATTAAAATATTAGCATCAAAAAAAATATTCTTAGGTGAATTTAGCCGAGCGTTATTAAAAATCAATAATATTACAAATGAATTAATAAAAGTTACAAAAATATCTAATGATGTTGAATTAGAAAATAAATTGATACAAGTTCGTGATTTAACATTAAAGTTTGTTATTTGTAATCAATCTTTATATTTGTAATTTATATAAAAAAATATAGTTTACTTTATTAGATGACGGATAAAATTTTACTAATAGAAAATACAGTGGAAAATGCAGAAATATTATATAATTCAGTAAATAATGAAACATTTCCAATTATATATTCATTAATAACAACAAAAAGTGAAATACTAGAAATATTACAAAAGAATTTTAAAACAATAAATAAAATAATATTTGCTTTTCAACCAATTTCAGGAAATGTAAAATATTTTTTAGATAATCAACCATTATTTTCAAGTGAAAAAAATGAAAATGTTGATTTCATAATTTCAATTATAAAATTTTTTCAAGTTAAAGAATTAGATTTTTTATCAATTGAATTATTAAAACAAAAAAATTGGATTAGTTATTTTAATTTATTAAAAAAAGAAACAAGTGTTACTATAAATAGAAATAGTTTAAAAAATAATCTTTTAAAAACATTTAATACACCAAGATATTTAAATAGCGGAACATTTGATGATAAATATCCATTAATATTTTTTAGTAGTACGCCACAATATTTAGTTATTAGAAAAGATTTTATTTATGTGACATTAAGTAATGATAGAATTGCAGAAGTTTCAATATCAAATCCAAATAATATAAATGAAAATTATATTGTATTACCAAATGGTTATAATCCTAAAGGAATAGTAATTTATAATAATTATTTATATATTGCAAGTGGTAATGGATCTGGTTTTATTGGAAGATATACATTTAATAAAATTGGTGATAGCGAATGGATTAAAGTTCCTGGATATAATTTATTTGAAGGTTTAGTATGTAACGGTTCTTTATTTGTATCAGTTAAAAATTTAAATACTATAATAAAAATAAATATCGATCGAAAAATAATAAATCAAAATTATATAATTGGTTTGAATAATCCAAAAGGTTTATTTATTTTTAATGATTATCTATATATTTGTAATAATGGAAATAATTGTGTTTCAAAATTTAATTTGCATAAGCCTAATATTGATTTTAATTTTGTATGGTATAATTTTAATTCATTAAAACCAGAAACCATATTTATTAATAGAAATTTTATTTATGTAACTTTAAATATTGGATATATTGCTAAATTAGATTTGGATTTAATAAATGTAAATTTAAGATGGAGGAATATCGGATCACCATATGGTTGTTTTGCAAATTATAGTGATTTGTTTGTTATTAATCAGAGTGAAAAATATTTAGCTAAGTATAACTTTTACATTGAGCCTATGGAAATATATGCTGAAACGGGATTTGTACCATTATATTTAAAACAAAAAGAAAACTACATTTATATCATTAATTATGGTACTAATGATAATAATTGTTCAGTATCAAAAATAAATATAACGAATGCAAGTGATAAAAATAATAATTTTATACCATTTAATTATATTGAAGGTAGACCATTATCTATAGCATTAAATAATACACATTTGTTTATATATACATCATATGGTGTTATTGGTAGATATGATATTAATAATCCTTTAGATAACTATGAAAAAAAATGGGTTATAGGATTAGTACCTGGATGTAATGATATAATTTTTGACTCAAATGGTTCTGATTTATATTTAACTGACTATTATAATAATTGTATTAATAAAATAAATGATATAAATCACAGAGATACTAATTTAACTAATTATGTTGATATAACTTTTGGATTTATTATTGTTGGTAATAATCCTTCTGGTTTAGAAATTAATAATGGATATATGTATGTATCAGACTCTTTGGATAAAAAGATCGGTAAATATTTATTAAGTAATCCAAATAGTATTTACAGTAATCCTAATTGGTTTATATTTGATAATAACAATTATCCTAATGGTATTAGTATTTTAAATGATTTTATGTATGTTTCATTAAAAGAATATCAATCTGATTACATATCAAAAATTAGTTTAATTGATCAAACTAATTATAGAACTGATTGGTTACCAGTAGGTGGTAACTGTTGGGGTAATTTAATATATAAAACGCCTGTTTTTGATCAACCATCTCCTATTAATGGTTATATATTTGTTACTGATAATGTCAATAATTTATTATACAAACAACCCCTTTATGTAGATGGTCATATTTGTTTTGTTAAAGGAACGCCTGTATTAACTGATCAAGGCATAATTGATATTGATAAAATAAATACAACAGAGCATACTATAAGAGGAGAAAAAATTTATGATATTATAATGATAACATCTGCTGATAAAGAATTAGTATGTTTTGAAAAAGATGCATTCAATACAAATATTCCATCTGATACAGTTATAGTAAGTAAAAATCATAAAATAGAAGTAGATGGTGTAATGACTTTAGCAATTGATATTTTTAAAAAAAAAAAAAATAATAAAATATATCTTATAAATAAACCATATGAAATATTATATAATATATTATTAGAAAAATTATCTTGGGTTAATATAAATAATCTAATTTGTGAAACATTAAACCCTGATGAATATAATGCAAAAATGTTTTCAAATCAATCAAAATACTTACCAGAACAAAGAGAAGAAATTATAAATTTAATAAATAAAGATTCAAAAAAAATTAAAAATAAAATGTTAGAATTTGATAAAGTTTTAAGTTTAATCTAATAATTCAGCTTTAATTTTTTTTGAGAATTTGGCTTCATTATTGAATAAATATAATTTAAATTTATGTAAACCGAACAAATTTTTACTTTTAAATTTTATAAATGATTTTAATTCAATAATATAAATAGTATCATTATCAATAATATATCCATTATATATTTGGGTATCATTAATTTTTTTATTTAGTAATTCACACATTATTTGTAGTTTTTTAATTTTTTTAGTAGTATCGTTAATATAATCTATTTTTTGTATCCAAATATTATAAAAAATTATTGCATCATTAGATAGTTTTTCTTTGATAAATTGTACCATATTAATTATATCAATAATTCTTCTAATTGGACTTGTTATATGAATATATGAATTTAGATCTAATATATGATGTTGTGTTTCATTATAGTTTGTCGTATAAGTTCCAGAGTAATTAGACAATAAAAGTTGATTTTTAATTTCAGTTGGTAAATTATTTTCTGTAAAAATTGTGGATCTAAAAATACCACTTTTAGTTTCATATAATTTATTTGCACAATAGATATTCATAAATATCATAAGTTGTGAAACTAAATCATGACTATCATTAATTATTGGGTACATTTTTTTTACAATATCAAATAAAAGTTTATAATTATTATAATTTAAAAGTTTTTCAGATTCATATACAAAATTATATTTTATTTTAATAGCAACATCAAGTAATTCTGTATTTAGTATATTTCCATTTTCATCAACTAAAATATCCAAACAAAATGCAATTCTAGTTTCTTTTTCTTTTAAACTACATAGATTATCCGATAAAATAGTTGGCATTAAAGGTATTTTTCCATCTGGTAAATATATAGTAGATACTCTTTCAGAAAATGAATTCCATAAATTTAAATAATCAATTAGAATTGGAACATTCGAAATATAAATACTAATTAAAAAATTATTATCTCTTTTTACAATACTGAATGCATCATCAAAATCAAGACAATTATCTGGATCAATTGAAAATACTTTAAATGATTCTCTATTTACCAAATTATATTTTTGAATAATATCAACAAAATTTATTTCTTTAATTTTATTAACATCTTTACTAAATTTACTAATTGATATATTAAGTTTTTTATTATAAAGTTCAAATTTATAAAATGAAGAATCATCATTAACTGGACCAATAGTTTCTATCAATTGTCCAATAGGATGTTTACCTTCCCAACTAATAAATTTAAAAACAACATATTTATTTTGTATATTTTTAGAAAATCCCATATCAGATTTTTTAATTTCATAAGGAACTAAAAAATGTGGTAAACTTGTATTTCTTGGAATAACTTTATAAAGTAGTTTATTATTGCTATATGTACCATAAGTTTGGAGATTATTAATTACAATAACACCAAGTAATTCACTGTTTCTAATTGGTGATTCAATAATCTCTAAATCACTGTTTAAAATATCATTATCAAAAACTTTTTTATTAATTGGATTAAAATTTTCTATATTTGGTTCTACTGACCAATCTGTGTAATTAGCGTTTTTAATGTTAATTTTATATTGCATAAAATATTAAATATATTGTAAAATTAAATTTTTTCATTTTTTTCTTATAAAAATTATTTTAATCATTAAATTAATATGGATTATAAGAAAAAATATTTTAAATATAAAGAAAAATATGTAAAATTAAAACAATTAGGAGGTACTACTAATTCCAATATTCCAAAATATAATACTGATTTTACTGATGAAAAATACAACACAAATATTAAAATAAAAATTGATGATATATATTTTATGATAATATGTAAGAGTAGAGATAATAGTGGAAGAGAATTGTTGTTATTAAAAAGTTCATTAACTAATGATTTTAAAAATGAATTTAAAATGATTAAATTTTATAGATCATTATCTGAACTTAATTTTTTAAGACTTGCTACTAAGGATTTTCCAAGATCATCAAAATATCATAAAGGAAAATTTCATTATACCCAACAATCATTTATTGATATAAGATTACAAAAATTTATAAATATAAACATTTCTAATATACCATTTAATACTGATTTTTATATTGAGTATAATCCAGAGATAATTAAACATATAGATGATGAAGAAAGAGCATTAGAAAATGTATTGTTTCAAAAATATGAGGATCAATGTGGATTTTATACAGATGAATTAATTGATTATCAAGAGACATTAAAAATAATGAAAAATATATCAAAAGAATTAAAAGTTAATTATAATTTTAGTAATAACAGACATATTTATAATTATGATATAGATGATGTAAATATAAAATTTTCTTATAACTTATATAGTATTTATTTAAATAATTATTTAGATCCGAATCAAAATTTAATACTTTTATATATGATAATTGATTTTTGTAAATATGATAATTCATCATTCATTATCAAAGCATTCGATAATAATATTAGTCAATTCCAAAATTTAGATACAGGTAAACAATGTAAATATACAAATTTTTATATTCCAGTATTTTTAACAGCAGAAGATTCTAAAATTACAGAATATGGTACTTATAATAAATATGTGGTAGGAAAAAATTATATTTGTAAATTTTTAGATTATAAAGAACAATGTAATTATTTGGAAAAATTTTCAAATACGTGTTATCTAGATAATAACTATTCAATAATTGCAGATAGATATGTAGACTTATTTCCATTCAACGAATTAGCAGATACGAATTTAATCAAAATTATTAAAGAAGGAAATTTAACTAAAGAAAATATAATAGATAACATAAGTAGTATTAATATACCAAATTCGAATACAGGTATGACGCCGCTTATATATGCAATTATTTATAAAATAAGTATAGATAAAATAGAATTGATTATAGATAAAGGAGCAGATATAAATTATCATAATATTTATAATAATAGATCAGTATTATTGTATACTATTGAAAATAAAAGATTTGATATAGCTAATTTATTATTTAGAAAAGGTGCAAATATTAATTATACAGGTGATTGTAAATATATGAGTCAATTAATGATTGCAATTATTTTTTGTGATTTTGATGAGAACCAAGTAGACAAATTATTTGATCTTAAACCTAATAATATAAATTATGTTTATAAAAATAAATCAGCATTAGAATTAGCTATTTATTACTCAAAATTATCATTCATTGTAGCTTTAGTAGATGCAGGTGCTAACATAAATGACAATACAGGAAAATCTCTTATATTTTACATACTTGATGAATTAACTAAAAATATTAATGATGGAAATTCTTTTTTAATTGAAAATACAATAAAAATTTTAATAGAAAAAAATGAAAAAAACATTGCAGAATCATCATTTCACTTATTAGTCACAAATCAAGGTATAGATCAGTATTCAGAAAATAAATCAAAAATTATAACAATTTTATTTAAATTAATAGGAAAAAATATTATTGGTTATTGTGATGATAGAATAAATATATTTCATTTATATAAACTCAATACAATATATAAATTGGAAATGGATACTATAAAAAATTTATATAATAATTGTAAAATTAATATTAAAGATCTAACTGATATAATAGTAAATAATTATGATAATTATATTAATTTTATTAATTGGATTGATAAATATAAACTTTTTGTAAATAAAATTGTTATTAAAGAAAATAATACAGGTAAAGAATTAAAACCTCCTAAAGATATAAAAGAATTTTATTTTAATGATGAAGATTCAACAAGCGAAAGTGGGTCAATAGACGGGTTTAATTATGATGATGCACCTGTAAAATATTATACCAAAGAAATACATTTTTCTGTTAAACCACTTCTTTTTTTTAATTTTAATATAGTACCTGATAGTATTGTAATATAATAAATATTTTTTTTATCTAAAACATGTTTATTAAAATAATATAGATGACATAACATGTTTGATATGTAATAAAATACTAGATAAAGATGTTGCTCTAAACTCTTTTTATCACATAATTATTTTGACTGCTAAATATTTATTTTTGTATGACATATATATATAATTAATTAATCACTGCTAATCTAATTTTTCTTTTCAGATTATCTTCATCTATAAATAAATATAATTTAAAATTTAAATTATCATAAACATTATATTCTTCTGTTAATTTAACATATGAAGTCAATTTTAATTTAGGTAAATAAACATTATATGATATTACATTATTTTCAAAATACTTTTTTCCAATAATCCAACCTGAATAAGTTGTTTCCATTAATTGATTATTGTTAGTACATAATTCTAATAATGTACATTCGTTTTGTAATTTTCTTATTGATTTCATATTTATATTTATTAGATCAATATTATTGATCCAATTTTTATAAAATTCGAATGCATTTTCCGATAGAATATCTTTTTGTAATATTAACATATTTAATAAATCAACTAATCTTCTAATTGGACTAGTTATATGAATATATGCATTTAAATTTAATAAATCATGTCTTAACGATGAATTGTTGTCTATTTTATTAATGTCTAAATATTGACCTGATGTTGAATTAAATATTTTTAAGAAATTTAAAAGATCTGGTGATAAAATTTCTGGTAATTTATTTTCTTGTTTAATTATGGCTGATCTAAAAATTCCTATTTTGTTTTCAAGTAAAGATTTTGAAATATAATAATTCATTAAAATCATTAAATATGCTACTAAATCATGACTATCATTTATTTCTAAATATTTCTCAGGTAAATCTTTACATAAATTAAATAAAGTATTATATTCATTTAGTTGTAATAAACTTTCTTCTTCATATTTAAAATTTTTATAACATTTAATTACAGATATACCATAATTTGTGGTTTCTATTTCATTTTTATGATTTATAATTATATCTAAATGAAATGTTAATCTCTTTTTATTTTCTTGTAAACTACATAACGTATCTGATAATATATTTGGTAACATTGGTAATTTTTTATTTGGTAAATAAATAGTTGATACTCTTTTAGTAAAATGTTGCCATAGATTTAAATGATCTAATAAGATAGGAACATTTGCTATATAAATACTAACCAAATATTTATCATCTATTTCTTGTATACTAAAACCATCATCAAAATCTAAACTTCCTTTAGGATCCATTGTAAAAGTTTTAATATTAGTTCTATCTTCTATATTTTTCATTTTTATTACTTCATTAATAAGTAAATCATGATCTACATCATTTATGTTCTTCGATGTAGCTTGTTTAAATTTTTGTATAGAACAATTTAAATTTTTACAATATAACTGATATTCATAAAAATGTTCAAGAACATTAACTGGACCAATCACTTGGTTTACAAAACCATGTGGATGTTTACCATCCCAATCTTTAAAATTTATAACAATATAAATATTAATAAGTACTTTAGAAAATCCAATATATTTAATTTCATATGGAACCAAGAATGAAGGCAACGTATGATCTTTAGGTAAAAATTTATAATATAACTTGCCATCTCCCTCTTTTCTACCATATGTTTTACTATTTTTTAATATTAATACACCTGGAATTAAATTATTTTTAACTGGTGAATCAATTATTTTAATTTTATCATTATCAATAATAAACTTATCCCCATTAAATAATTTTATATTTATAGGATCTATAATTGGATTTACATTTTGATTATTTGAATCAAATATATAAAATTCATTGTAATTTCTATCTTTGATTTGAATTGTATATATATTATGTTTATTCATTATTTGTAATAATAAATTTTCTTTAACTAAATTTATTTAAATAAACTAAATTATTATCTAAATTAATATAATGATTAGTAAAATTTACTATATTAATTTAGATAGAAGACCTGATAGAGATGAAAATGTTAAAAAAGAAATAGCTAAACTAAATTTTGATGGACCTGTTGAAAGAATACCGGCTGTTGATGGTAAGGAATTAGATATACCTAATTTATCAGAAAAATTAGTTACATTAGAAGGGAAAAAAGATGCAATGAATAAAAATGGCGGTCTATATTATGTCATGACACCTGGTGCTATAGGTTGTGCATTATCACATCATAATTTAGCAACAAAGATTATTGAAGAAATGTCTGATGATCAATATGTTTTAATATTAGAAGATGATGTTGTGTTAGAAAATAATTTTATGGAAAAAATAAATAAATATATGCAAGAAATACCTAAATTTGATATATTATTAATCGGATACCATATGAAACAAAATAAAATAGTAGGTAATACATTTTATGATAAACCTTTAAAATCATGGGGAACTTTTGGATTTATTACTAACAAAAAAGGTTCAAAAGAATTATTACAATTATTTCCAATTAAACATCAAGTTGATACAGAGATGCATAAATTATATAATAATAAAAATTTAGAAATTTATTCATTAAAAGAAGGTAATAGATTAGTAACTAGTCCTCAATCACAAGAAGAAAGTCAATATGGAACCGATATTCAATTAAGAGAATATACTAATATAGAAAATTTTGAGAATCCAAATATAGAAAGTTTTGAGAATCCAAATATAGAAAGTTTTGAGAATGCAACAAATAATAATGATAATAGCATTTTATTATTTTTATTAGTTGTATTAATTTTAATATATAAATTCTAATTTAAAATTGGTGCAGGTGAAGAATAACCATAATTATTATTTTTTTTAATTTCATCATAATATTTTTGAATTTCTGCTTGACCTAATTGTGTATCAAAAGTTTTACAGTTTCCAAAATTATCAGTTTTTTTAATTGATAAAAATAACAAAACAAGTATAACTACAAGAATTAATAAAGTATTATCTTGTAAAAACATATATATATATTTAGATTAAAATATTTTCTAACATTTTTTTTGTTTTTTCCAGTGATATCATTAATTTAATTTCGCCAATAGATTCCATTAAATATTTTTTTATAAAATCTTTTTGTTCATCTTCAAAAGTTTCCATAATTTTATTTAGTTCTGTATTAAAAATATCTTCAATATCTTTTTCTGTTTTGTAGTTTTCTTTTTCTGATTTGTAGTTTTCTTTTTCTGATTTGTAGTTTTCTTTTTCTGATTTGTAGTTTTCTTTTTCTGATGTATAAATTGATAAAATATTTTCTTTTAATTTGATTTTTAAATTATTAATTGTAGTTGTTATTAATTGATCTTCATTATGAATTATTTTTTTATCAAATTCATTAACAATTTCTAAATTTTCTTGATTGGTTTTTATAAAATTATCAATAAACTTTAATTCATATGAATAAGTCTTCCAAAAAGCAATATTAATATTTTTATTAATTTCATTAAATTTATTGTACATATCTTTTATATATTTTTCTGGATATTCAGGATAAATTTTTTTTTTTTTTTTATTAGCAAGCTCAATTGGTATATCTATAATTGAGCTAGTAAAAACTAAATCAGTGATATCAATTTTATCATTAAAAAATTCTTTTAAGTTTTCATAAAAAATTTGTTTTTTACTACTAAAAAGTTTTTCTTCAATTGTTTTATTATTTTCAAAGTTTTTATTACCTATATCATAAATTTTTTCATATATAAAATTTACATTATCAGATAACAACAATTCTTTAATACTTGATATTATTTTTTCTGATTCATTCAAGTTTTCAGTAATACTCATATTTTGTTCATCAGATAGTAATTTTTCTGGATAATATTTTTTATCAAACATATCTAATTGTAAAATCTGTTGTTCTGTTAATCCATATGTATAATCATATGCATCATTATCAATAGATATTTTTGGTAATAATCCGTTAATCCGTAAATTATATATATTATCATATTCATCATTTTGTTGTATAAATTCCATAAATACATCATAATGTAAAAAATAAAAAAAAATATCAATTTTTCTAAATAATGAGAAATTATAATTTTTTGACCTTTAACACCAATATAAAAATATTATATATCTATTAAGTTTGCAAAATAATATTTTTCACCATCTTTAAAAATCCAACAATCATTATCGTTTTTATCATTAACATTACGATGGTACCATCCATAAGATGAACCCTTTTTAATAATTACGTTTGAATCTTCTTCTAAGTCAATTGGTGTTTTTAATGGTGTTATCTCAGCTGGTAGATCTAAGCCTTCAGGTAATTGTATTATTGGACCTATATTATCTCGTGTTATCCTCCAAATTGAGTAATCAGGATTTTCATCAAAATCTTTTCTTTTTTTTTTACCATTATATTCAAATGTTTTAAATTTTTCATTATATCTTTCTTCAATATATGGGATCATAAATGGTTTATTAATTTTATATAAAAAAAATCCTAGACCATATTTACGATTAAAAGTATTTCTTGGTGGTCCAATCCAACAATATTCACTAAAATAGAAATTATAAGGAGGTAAAGAAACTTTACCTTTGGTATATTTTATACGATCTGTTTCATTTCCATTTTTCCATAGATTATCTAAATAAGACCAATAAAATTCTTTTTCTTCTTCACCACCAAGCATATTTTTTAAATCAATATATTTTTTTTTATATTTCAAATATTTATCAAAATATGACATTTATATATATTATTAGAAAAAATTATACAATTGATTGTACTAAATGATAATTATAATTAGCTAAATAAATCTAACAGTTTAATTTATGATCCTATTAAAAGTAAATAAATCAATATAAAGATTTTTTAATAATTATATATTATGGCTATTAAAAAACGTACAAAAACTGTTTCTATTATTACAATCACGCAATATGTTAGATTTAGTTCATTAAAAGTTTTATTTGAAATGATAAAAAGACAAACATATAAAAATATTTTTGAATGGGTAATTGTAGAAGGAAGTCAAATCAAAGAAGATGCAGAAAAAAATAAAGAATTAATTAAGGAATTTATAAATGAAATAAAACCTTCTATTACATTTTCAGTAAACTATATTGATTACAGTGGACAAAAATTAGGTGGACTAAGAAATTTAGGAAATAATGCTTGCACTGGTGAAATCATAGTTTGTTTAGATGATGATGATTATTATCCTCCTTATAGAGTAGAAGAAGCGGTTACTAAATTAACCGATAGTCAATATTTAATAGGTGGTGTTAGTGATGTATATTTGTATGATTTCTTTGTAAATAGACTATATAAATTTAAAGGGTTTATGGAATATCATTCAACAAATAATTGTATGGCTTATAAAAAAGAATATTTATTAACAAATAAACATGATCCCGAAATACAAGTTGGTGAAGAAAGAAGTTTTACACATGAATTTACAATTCCACTTGTAAAATTTGATTCAAGAAAAACAATTATTGCAATAAGTCATAATTTTAATACTTTCAATAAAAGAGAGTTATGTTTGGGCGGAACTTTAAAAACATTAAATACATTAACTGAAATAAATGAACCAATCACAAATTATATTGAACCTGATATTTATAAAATGATGAAAAAACTATATTATAAAGAAGAAGATAGTCCATATGATTTAGTATATTTTTTAGGATATTTATCAAATAAATTTCATCCAAAAGATAATGATTTAGAAAATAGTGATTATAATATTATAAAATTGTGTGAAACAATACAAAAAAAAGGATTAAATGTTGCAATATATGGTGAATTTGATTTAGATAATGATTATATATACAATGATGTTAAATATATTCATTGGAAAAAATTTCCATACAATTATAATTTTAATATATTAGTTCTGGGTAAAGGAACTGGATTAATAAATACATTACCATTTGAAGTAAATGCAAAAAAAATATATTGGGATTCTTATGAAAATCCTATAGGAAACAATTTATTAATTGATTTATATAAAAAATATAAAAATAAAATTAATAAAATATTTTTTAAAAGTTACTTTCATTATAAACAAACTGAACAACAATTAAATGATATACCAAAATATGAAGTAGTACTTCCAGGTGTAAGATCATTAACTAATAAATATAATGTTGAAAGACAACGTTATAGATTTATGTATGATGCAAGTTATGATAGAGGATTAGAATTTATAATTACAGGAATATTTTCAGTTATAAAAAAAATAGAACCACGTGCTGAATTACACATTTATGGTGGTATGGACAACATTAAAGATGAAAATTTTAAAAATAAGATGACGAATTTATTTTCAGAATGTGGAGTTACAGATCATGGTAAGCAACATTTTGATATTATAATGAGAGAAAAGTATTTGTCAGAATTTCATATTTATATTTCAAATATAATAAATGAAGTTGATTGTCAAAGTATTAAAGAAAGTATAACAACAGGTTGTATACCATTAACAGTTAATTTTGGTGTTTTTATGGAAACAGAAGGTGTTAAATTTATAACTAATCATGAAGATCCAAAAATAATGCAAAGATGTGCATTAGAAATATTAAAATTAGCAAAAGATACTATAAAATTAGAAGAATTAAGATGTAGTTTTAAGAATACTAATACAATTCAAACATTAGATACTTATTGTAATAAAATGGCTAATTTATTACTGGAAAATATATAAAAAAATTGATAATAAATATAATTATATACTGATAATTAAATTAATGAAATTAACTAATTATCTATTAAATATAAATCCTTTTATGCTTGGTACATGGTTATTAAGATATACTAATGATCCACAATTAAAAATTGGTAATTCATATTTAATTTTAGATTATGATAATAACCTAAAATTAAAAACTACTTATAATGAAGGAATAATAGGGAAAAAGAAATCAAGATCAGGATTGCTTGAAAATATTTTAATCAATGATAAAGATATAGTAGTGACTATTAAATATAGTACCTGTAATGAATATTCACAATCTATACTAGGAATAAAAATACCAGAAATTAAATCTAAAAACTATGAATATGAAATAGAAAGACAATTTACAATCAGTCAAAACAATAATAATACTCTTTTGATTAAAGATATAAATTTAAATTTATACTATTTGTTTGATCTTGAAGTTTGTAAAACAAAAACAGAAATTAGTGATACAAAAATAAATACAATAATATTTTCACAAATAATTAGTTTTTTTTTGAATTTATTTTTAGCATATTATATTCATTTTTAAATATTTTTCACCCATACTAATAAAAAATAAAAATATATAATAAGGAGGAAATGAAAAAAAACGATTTTTTTAAAATATTAATAAGTAGAAATAAAAAAAAAAAAATAAATAAAAAAATTTTTAATATAAAAATAAAAAGACTTAAAAAAAATAAATAAAAAAATAAA